ATGTTCACGCTGGTTCTTTTTGTGTGCTACCTGGGTGGCGGTTGTGAAGATATCGTTGTTGATGTCTACAAAACTGAGCAGCAGTGCCTGATATCGATGGACGATCAGCGTATTCGTAACGGCGGATGTTTACCCGCGGATGACTACATCGACAGCTTCTGGCGTCCGGCCCAGGAATACAGCGATTTTTGATTATTGCAGTTGCACCAGCGTCAACTCGCCACCAAACACCGCACCAGTATCAATATAGTGCAGATTCTCGTGATCCAACCGCTGACGCAGAGGCGTATGGCCAAACCAAAAGTGATCCGCGCCGCGAATGCCGTTGCCTTTATTCATCAGCCTTGTGCGATCCCATAGTACCCGCTGTAAATCGACCTCTTTTTGCCACTGATAATTATCATCAGGGTAATCTGCGTGAGCAATAACGTGTATGCCGTTCTGGCAACGCAGCTCCAGAATCCAGGGTAATTGCCGACACGTTTCAAGAGCGGCTGTCGCCGCTGGCTGCTCCGCCTGCGCAAACCACGAACCGCCATTCATAAACCACAGGAATTGCTCCCCGGTTGCCAGCGCGTCCAGCCCCATCTGTTCATGATTCCCTCTGACCGCGATAATCCAGCGTTTACGCAGTAGTTTCAGGCAACGCAAACTGTCAGGTCCGCGGTCGATAACATCCCCCACTGAAACCAGCAGGTCCTGCCACGGATCAAAATGACACAGGCGCAATTTCGCCATCAATAATGAGAAGCAACCGTGGATATCCCCGACCACCCAAACATGTCGCCAGCGCGTCGCTTCCACTCTTTGATAAGCATTGTCAGGCAGTCCCATTTGACCTCCTGTACACAAATATTGCCCTGTTCTAAATTAAACCATAGCAGTAAAAAACAGAGCGACCGAATCATACATCACGGTCCTACGCTATCCGCGCGTCGACGAGGTACTAACGCGACAGCTTCCAGTTCTGCTTCCAGTTCAGCTACTATAGATTGCAGGTCATAAGTGGGTGCATTACGCGCACGAGCTCTTTCTTCTCTTTTCTGTTTACAACACAATTCCTGATAGAAATCATTAACCGCAGGGATATCCCCGGTAATTTTTATCACATCATGTTCATGATAAAACAGCAACGGCGGCCCACCTTTGGTATCAAATGCAACGGCCTTAAGCGGCGTGAGCTCCATCGCCTCAATAAAACCTTTGTCACAAGTCAATATTCCAGGGAAAAAATATCGCTCATCATTTCCTGTATTGAAGGTAAGTGCTTGCTCTAAATATCGACAATGAGTCAGATCCCAGGCCATACCATGTAATGCCGACCACATATTTTTCGACTTTTTATGTATTTTGTTAAAAAACCTAAATTCTGTCCCTCGTATAAAAAACTCACTCGCTAGAATTAACTCTCTTGTTGCCAAAAAGCATACTTTGGTGTGAGCAAAACTTAATAGATCGATCAATTTATTTTTGAGCGATCTGGCAGGCGATTTGATTTGGATGATACTCATCATAAGAACATAAGCGTAAATACTATCGTGCCTGTCTCTTAACGCACGCCTGAACTCAGAGTCTTTGTTTTTGGTGAGCAGTGAGCTAAAATGTCTGTCGGTATTAAGAAAAAGCTCACCTTGCGATATTTTTGAGGTCAATACTCCGCTGGTTCCTGACTTAACGAGATCAACATCTTTTATAAATTCGTAACCCATCAACTTATCGAATATTTTATTGTGATTCTCTTTCTCATCCAGATTTTTAAGGTTCTCCAGCTCATATAACACAGAGTCTACCTGCGTATTCTGATGAGAAATAAATTTAAATATTTCTTCGATGTCATCATCCAGACCAGAAACTTTACCATTGATATATGGTCTGAGATAACTTAATGCCTGGCTATCAAGAGATATTGAGTAATCTATTTTAAATGTGGAGTGTCCTTTATCGCTGAACATTTCCTCTATGGTTTGAGGATCCATAACTAAAACATTTTCATCATTGAATAAAGAGCGTATAGACGCCCCATGCTTGAATTTCTTGTTAGTTTGAAACCCCGGATATGGCCCTTTAGGCGATGAAAAGACAAATTTATACTCTGGGATTAATAGATAGAAACTGGTGTATAGTTTTAATGCTGCAGAGAGATCTTCAGCATTACCAATCTCCATCACGAGTCTTTCTTTTAACTTTTCCATTTCTTATATCTCGTTATTGAGAAACTGAGTCCATGTATCAGGGGCCAGAACGGCATCAATTGATGGATAATTATACCGCTATTGATACAAGTGAGTCTAAACCTCTCGGCACTAGTGACAACTGAAATGCTGGCGCATAAGCAGACCATACGCCTGGAGAACAGGAAAAAATGGGCATCACGATCTGATCTTTTTCTGCGCAAATGAAGTGTAAATGTTAAAAGCAGTGTGGTATAACGAAGAAATCCCGAATTGTGATATGCGGACAAATTTCGGAAATTTTCGGACATGATGTCCTAAGTGATTGAAATAAAATCCACATAAAAAGAGACCGAATACGATTCCTGTTTACAACTCAAAACGTAATAACCTATAAAATTCAATAAGTTAAAACAAAAACCAATTAAAAAACACCTCCTAATACTTACTATTGCGCCCATTCAAGATCAATCAGTTGCCATTGGTTTCGTGGTGTCGACGGGAAAAATTCGGGATCGTATGATCCAGCGCCCACCCATTTTTAAGAATTCATCAATTAACAAAACCATCATTCAGATTTACCTTACAAACTCCTTTTAAATCATTACCTGTGCGCACCACTTTTCTTCCTGCCCTATACTTTCAATCTGACATATGGATGGAGGTTTCTATACGTTGATGCTTTGCTCTGGCGTAAAATGCATGAAGAATATCCTACAAAATTCTAGATGGTCATGGTATACAACCATAATAAGTGCGATTTATCTGGGATGTCACTTCTATCTACTGGGGGATATCCAGATTGAATCTCGATGACAACAGTTTGCTGGCTGATGCCACATATAACGTAGATCGACTGCTGTTTGTAGTCCCGGTAGATCTTTTAGAAGAAAAGCCCATAAATAGGCTTTTCTATATTTAATGTATGGTTGCATCAGTAAATTATGAACAACCAATAATTTAGGATCGAACTTCTTTGCGAAACAATAAGAATCTTGATGTTGCCAAGTTGACAACCATACCGGCTATACTTCCAGCCGCTACGCCGATGATCGGGATTTCAAGGACTATATTATATGTAGAGATTAGCCAACTATAGAGTCCATAGTTAACTGAGCCACCACCTAGCATGAGAACAAAATATGAGAGAAATTCGTTTTGAGGCTTCATGCATGAGCTTTTATCTTTGAAGGTTATCTTTCTATTGAAAAACCATGTAACGACTACTGCTGCAAAAAAGGAAAAAGCTCTGGCTATGTATGGTCCGCAATACCCAAGCAGAAGATAAAGCACTGCGGTATCTACCAGAAAACCGATTGCCCCACTAATTCCAAAGAAAAAAATCTCTCTCAGAGTTTTTATCATTTATCTTCTCTCATACACGGAAGTGGTATCCCAAGGTAGACCAGTCGCTTCATTTCATGTCTTCCTCTGGTCACATTGTCCAAGACTAAACCACAAACGAATGATAATGCCGCTGCAATCATGATAGAAGCAGCTAAAACCGCAGTTGGTAGCCGGGGAACCAGTCCTTCACGAAGATATTCGGTTAACAGAGGGAAGCCAAGTAATAATGACACAATCGCCATGGTCAAAGAACAAATTCCGAAAAAGGCAAATGGGCGTTCACTTATATAGAGTCGACCAATAGTCTTTAGTATTCTCCAGCCGTCGCTATATGTCGACAATTTACTGACAGACCCTTCCGGACGCGCTCCGTAGGCGGTCATTACTTCACCATAGGGCATGCGAAGCTCAAGAGCATGTACTGTCAACTCAGTTTCAATTTCAAAGCCATTGGAAAGGGCAGGAAAAGATTTCGCATATCTACGTGTGAAAGCCCGGTACCCTGAAAGCATATCGGTAAAATTTCCACCAAATATCTTAACAACACTTTGAGTCAGTATATAATTACCCCACTGATGTCCGCGTCTATATGCTTCACCAGCAATTTCCTCTTTTGTTTCTCGACAACCAACGACCATGTCAAGACGGTTATCAAGCAGCCTATCGACAAGACTTCTAACAGCACTAGCATCATAAGTTGCATCCCCATCCACCATCACGTAGATATCAGCATCAACGTCGGCAAACATACGGCGTACAACATTTCCCTTACCAGGAAGTTGCACAGATACCACTTTAGCACCTGCATTTCTGGCAACAAGGGCAGTGCGGTCAGTCGAATTGTTATCAAAAACATAAACATCAATCTCTGGCATAGCATCACGAAATCCATGAACTACTGCTTCGATCGCTGCTTCTTCATTATAGCAAGGAACGATTAATGCCACATGCTGATCACGATAATACATACCGACCTCATTAAAGTTATTCTTTTGTTTTAATTGACAATAAGATAAATGGAACGCTTGCTGATGTTGCCAAGATTGACCAATATGCATACCTAAAATCAGATGCTACGCCGACAAATAGATATGCTAGAAGATACAAAAAACTTGACGTATTTAAAGCAAGGAAAACATCTCTGGCAAAACATTTGCGAGACAATAGGCCATAAAGTGAAAATACAAAAGAGGCCATAAGCCAGAATCCTGGTTGAAATATGATTGTATTTTTCAATAAATTGGTTGTCGTTTCAAGTATTCTGAACAGCCCAGTTTTTTTGTATTTTAGCCCTAATGAATTTTCTACAGTATGATCACCTAAGACTGAATTTGGATGCCATAACAACTTCATGAAGTTTGCATAGCGGTGATTCAGGTACGCCCTAGGTTCATGATATATTGCAAAAATCCATTTTTTCATTAACGATCCGTCATCCCATGAACCAGAATTTCGTACTTTATTTAGAACAAAACTACAAGGTCCCCAAGCATAAACGTCCCATGCAGCCGCATCATAGCAAGTTGAAAGCATCTTTTTACCTTCATCACCACTCCAATTTTCCTCAAAATAGTCTTTACCTGAAAAATTGGAAATACCTCCAAGATCGAAAACTATCAACGATTGATGGACGCGAGATTTTGCAGCATTTAAAAAACCGTAATTGAAGGTTGTCGTTAATAAAATGCAGCATGCTGGAAAAAGAATGCAAACGACACTCCATTTCTTCCATGACTGTAAATCGCTTTTACTTAAAAGCAACCATACTAAGGGTAACAAACCAAATATTGCATTAAATCTCACCATGCTTCCAACAAATAGCATAGCACCAGCCATAAGAAATATTTTCTTATATCGTCCGTTATCTACAGAAATGCCTAAACAAATAAGCCCTACAGCATACAACCAAATAACCGCATGAAGTACATCCTTCCAAATATGACTTAGCGTACCAACTGCAAACGGCATGAAACCAACAAGAATAACTGCTAATGATATTTTTTTATACGATTGTGGAATCGAAAGGGATATAAGTAATAACCCTCCCCAGTATAGAAGGCATTCGAGCAATAGCATTCCGAATGCTCCAGGTATCCAGTCATTCGTGATTGCCCAAATGAAACTCATAATCGGAGGATGCCAATCATTAAAATTAAAATGCATCGCCTGCTGGTATTGATCTAACGCATCACTAGTGATTAAGCCAGGGAAAAAGGCTCGCAAAGTCATTAGCAAACCAAAGGTGGCGAAGGAAATTTGAGTAAGTAATGCTTTTTTACCGAGTTTTAATGTTAGCATTGAATTATTTAATCTTGAATAGTTCTATAAGGGCTAATGCTGCGTATTGTCCCATACGAAATATGTTCAGGCAAGCATTCCAGAGATTTCCTAGTGACAAGAAGCCCTTGATGTTGGGGTAGAGGTAGTGAGTGGGATAAATACCGATTGCTATCGATGCGCATTGATACAGCAAAACCCGTATGGCCTACGCCTCCGGTAAAACAGGCCAGTTAACATGCTCAGGGTCGGTTGTCACATCAACCGCCTTAATCTCGTTTTTATAAGCCATCCACGCTGACAGCTTAGCTTTGTTGGCGTCGCTGATTTCACCCAGCATCAACTCTGTCCGCCAGTCGAGCATTACAGCATCAGCATTGGTTAGAAACCTCTTCTGTTCGTTTTCTGCTATCCGGATTAACTCTTCATAGCTCGGAGGGGGAATATCCAACCATGTAGGATTACCGTCTTTATTAGCCCCGAGAGTTTTACCTTTTGGCGCTGCGGACGTGAAAATTGTCATTGTTTCATCATCAACATCAACGCCGTTTTCAGGCCATGAGCCAGCGCTGATATATACCTCTTTTAGAGCTTCCGGATAGAAAGATCCTTTATAAAATTTATTCATTCTTAATACCCCAGTGCAATAAAACAACAATCTTCGGTACCCTCACCGGATGGTGCCCAGTTCTGAACGCTGATGTGCGTTCTGCTCGCAATACGCACATTCATCGCGGCATTGTAGCCAGATGTTCCACGGTTTCCGGTCGCAAACAAGCCTGCATAGGGAAAAGCAAATGGTAAGGCATATCCAGCATCAGCTCCCTTTTGTGTTGCCACCGTTCCCCACTGCAACATAAGTTTCACCGGGTTTCCTGTCGTCGCAATGCATGGGATGTAGATGTAGCCATTACCTGACATCATTGACCTGAAGCTGTCTAAATCAAGTAACTTTGAGGCATTATCTGCTCCAACATCTCGTGTTGCAGCGGTCCCTAACTGGAGCGCATTTCGGAAGGCTGATACATTCTGAATATCACCACCGTTTGCACTTTTCTGCATCGCTCCAGCGGCCTGTTTTACCGTTTCTTCCAAATGAAGGTTTGCGAGACCGTTTTTTGACGTTAATACAGGAGTCCATTTTGCTGATGGCGGCTGGCTACCAATATTTGCATTTTGTAAGGACTGATAAGATTCACCATTATGTGTACAGATCGAACCGATATGGTACTCCTGTTCTGCATGCCACTCTGGAACCCCCATTTGGTGCTGATACGCAATGAACTGACTCATTGCATACATTGCCGCATTGAAGTCCTCAAGCGAGGGGTGTTCGGAAGCGCCAACAATTCCCCATCCGCGAAGGAAAGATGCCGTGATCTGCGAGGTCAGGTCATCTGCCTGATTTGTTCCACCAAACACAGTTCTTTCCATTCCCTGTGCATCAGAGGCAAAAGCCCGAACATTTCCCTGATATCGTGCAATCTTAGACATGGATTTTCCTCGAAAAAAAACCGCCCTGGTAGGCGGTATTAAACTTGCTGGCGAATCCTCTGGCTGAAGGGTTTCGCGAGAAACCGAATGTCAGACCAGGAGTCACCCGATAAAAATAATCGTATCGAACGCCCGCAGGTTTCGGCAGCAGGCCAAGCTTCACAATCAGGCGTAACTCTTCAACTGATACCCGCGGCGAAACGTTCAGCGCAAGCGTCATGTCTTTTCTGTCGGTCACGTAAGCTTCGCCGTTGAATGCCGTCTGTATAACATCCTGCAGGCTGACCCGATCGTCTGACGCAATCGTTGCACCTGCGGCGTTTCGCGCAATTTTGACCCGGAGGAACCTGCGATACTCATTGTCAGCCAGTTGATAGTCACCATATGCCGGCGAAAACTTGCTGTAGAAAGGTGCGCCGACATACGCCGCATTAGATTTACTGTCGAAGCCTGCGGTATTCAGATGTCCGTCAAACCCGAAAAATACACGGGCAATAACAGCAGGCACGCTGCGGGGAAGTCCAACTATCCGGCCAATCACATCGAGCCTGTATCCGGTAACCCGGTCGAGATCAAAGTTATCTGGGTTACGAATAAAATCGGCGATGATTTGCCAGTGCCGGACCATGGACTGTATCTCTGACCTTGCTTTTTTCTTTTCCCAATATTGCTTGATGAGCATTAGCGTGTAGCGGTTAATGATGTCGTCATTCACTGGACCACCTCGTTAACATCTATATTTTCCACACTCAACGTGAATTTTCCCTGAAAGCCTGGCGATAACTCAGCATCGGTGTAATCTGCCCCATTACTGCTAATTTGCAGATTGGTCAGCACAAAATTTACTCGCCCTACCCCATACCCATTCTCATAAAATTCATTGGCATCCACAGACTCACCAATATGCATGGTGCGTGATGCAAGAGATTTTTTGAGAGTATCGATATCTATCGGTTCACTTTGAATCTTCCGGCGGGCATTAAGTCTGATATGAAGCGGCTTATAGATGGGCCGATCAAACTGAAGTTCATGGGCTATCAGAAATGCAGTGCCGTCAGGCCGAATCAGAGTCTCCGTAAAACGTCCGGTTATGCTGCCTTTCGTTCCCGTTCCACCGCCTTTCTGTTTAACCATCACCTCCACAATTTCTGAAATCGCTCCCCCCTCAACGACCAGCCATATTGAATTGGCCGGGATCCCCGTCGTCGGATTATCAATTTTCGTGTCGTTCTCGCCGATATTCAGATCAATTACACCTGTTAGTTGAGCAACTTTAGCGAAAACCGCCCCAGTGCTACCTGTTGCCGGGTTCTCAAGCGACCGGTTCCGGCGTTGTCTGAATTCTTCAGGCGTTTCCTCATCCCGACCGACCACAACCGCGGAATCAGAGATAATGCTCACAATCCCTGGTTCTGGTGTGAGTTGAGTGAAGGTATCGTTCACAAGCCCAGTAACTTTCCCAAAGTTTTGAGCAAAAAAGGTAGCTGAACCGCCCCGGTAATCCTGGAGACTACACTCTTTGAGAGAGGTAACCAGGATGACAAAACATAACCGATTTCCCCCTGAAGTTCGTCAACGCGCTATTCGTATGGTTCTGGAAAACCAGAATACCTACAACTCACAATGGGCCGCTATCTGCTCCATTGCCCCTAAGATCGGCTGCACTCCCGAGACATTGCGTATCTGGATCCGTCAGCAGGAGCCCGTTGATGATGAGCAGAATGCGCTGACTGCCAGCGAACGCCAGCGTCTGAAAGAACTGGAGCGGGAAGTCCGCGAGCTGCGCCGCAGCAATGATATTCTGCGTCAGGCTTCAGCGTATTTTGCCCAGGCGGAGCTCGACCGCCACTGGAAAAAATAATGCCGCTTCTGGAAAATCTGAGCGGTGAACACGGGGTCGGGCCAGTCTGTCATGAGCTGGATATTGCTCCGTCAACGTACTACTGGCATCAGCAACGCCGGAAGTGTCCTGAACGACGCAGTAGTCGGGATAAACGCGATGCCGTGCTGATACCTGAGATACAGCGCGTATACGAAGAAAACTACAGCGTTTACGGTGTGCGTAAGGTCTGGCGACAGCTAAAACGTGAAGGTGTCGGCGTTGCCCGCTGCACCATTGAGCGCCTGATGAAAGCCCTGCAGCTACGTGGGGTGACACGCGGCAAAAGTGTCAGAACCACCCGCAGCAACAAAGCCGAAACACCGCAGGATCGGGTGAACCGGCAGTTCGTGGCTGAACGGCCCGATAGTCTTTGGGTGGCCGATTTTACCTACGTCAGCACCTGGCAGGGGTTCGCATATGTGGCCTTCATCATTGATGTGTTCGCCGGTGTTATCGTGGGCTGGCGGGTCTCATCCACGATGGAAACGTCGTTCGTGCTGGATGCACTGGAGCAGGCGCTGTGGGCCAGACGCCCGAGCGGTACCATCCATCACAGCGACAAAGGTTCGCAATATGTGTCACTGGCGTACACGCAACGGCTGCAGGACGCGGAGCTGCTGGCTTCAACAGGCAGCACGGGCGACTCATATGACAATGCGATGGCAGAAAGTATCAACGGGTTGTACAAAGCGGAGGTGATCCACAGGCAAAGCTGGAAAACCCGACAGGATGTTGAGCTGGCTACGCTGAAATGGGTGGACTGGTACAATAATCACCGATTGATGGAACGGACCGGATATATCCCGCCAGTGGAGGCAGAAAAAGCCTATTACGCTTCGCTGAATGACCGGGATGTGGCAGCCTGATCACTCAGGCAAAATACTCTCCAGGAAAACCGGAGCGGTTCAAGCTGTTGTGACGCCCGCCGGAACAGTCACGTCCTGTCGGATAACCCAGACCTGATTTGCCTGGTCCCGTATCTTGTACCCGCTATAGAGAAGCACCGGCCTGTCTGTTGTGACTTTAAGGTCGCGCTGAGAACGGGATCCAGGACGAAGGAAAAGCCCGTGAAGTTTGGCGATAATCTGCTGCATATCACCAGTATTAAAATCGGGGTCCATTTGGGAATAAAGCCATTGCAGCGCGGCTTCAATATCTGCCCGAGCCTGAGCTTCGATTGCCACGCGTTGACCGTCGGGAGATTCCTGGTCTAAATCGATATCCTGACCATAAATTCCCTTATATCCGTCGCTCAGTTCCTGAAATAACTCCCGGAGAGTGTTTGTCTCAAGGCCGTTGTCGCTAAACTGTAGTGCCATTCTTCAACGCTCCGTTGACCGGGAAGGTGATCGTCTGCAGGTCATAGACGGTCTCAATACTGAGTTCGATTTTTTGTGACCGGGTGGCCTTATTGACCTCCATCGCCAGAGCGGTAATGCGCATAACCCCATCCGTCGCCAGCGTCACGCGCTCTATCTCCCGCAGAATCTCCTGCTCGGTGTTTTTCTCTGATAACAGGTAAAGCCAGTCGATGTTGTCATCCATGTTGAGAGGATTATCGTTTTTGAACGAGCGGATCCGGCATTTGGCTTTCTGCGCGATAGCAGCACCGCCGGTTAGATAGTTTGCCTTCCCACGCCCAAATCCCCAGTCGTCATTTTTATCAAGTGCTGAAACAATCATGAGATCTCCGTGACAATACCGTTGGTAACTGTGATTGTTTTCCCGTCATCGCTTCGAAATGAACCAGACACCCCAGACTTACCGCCTGTCTTTACCTGTGAATATTGGAGTACATTTAGAACATCGCATTCTTCCAGAGTCGTCTTCCCCTCTTTCTGGGTAATATTTCCTGTGAGGTTTAAATCACCCTCGTGGTCAGAATCCCCCTTCATCATCCTGTTCTTCTTAGGGATATTGATCGCGGTAGCCTGTGGATTAACCCCACACAGAGCGAAGCCATCTGAATAATCGTGCATACGCATTTCAAGTGGTGAAACAAAGTCGCTACCCGCATACCAGGCGTCATAACAACGCTCAGAGATAAGGACGAGGCAATAGTCACCAGCCGCAATTGGTTCGGCGATATAACTATCACCGCCTTGCAAAATTACCGGGGGGACTTCAATGAACTCTGGGAGTTGCTTGCTGCTTCCTTTCACAACCCGATTGATAACGGGGACGCAACTGATTGTTTTGTCATTTACAGACGTTATTTTTGCGACAACAATGGTGTGAACATCGGCCAGAGCAAATTCAACACCCAGGCCGATAGTGTCGTGAAGTTCTTCGATCATAAATTAAGCCCATAAAAAACCGCCAGAGTGGGTTCAATGGATGGCTAGATAAATACTCATACTAATCGCCGTAGAGCGAACCTGCGCCAGCGTTTAACACTAAGGAGAGACACTCATGGGATTCAAATTCAGACAGCGCATCAAAATTGCACCAGGTATTCATATAAACATAGGTAAAACAGGCATAACTAGCGCATCAATTGGTAAGGCTGGTGCTACCCTGAACGTTGGTAAAAAAGGGGTAAAGGCAACCGCAGGCATTCCCGGTACCGGTTTGTCTTACACGAGTGGAAACTTGCTCGCGGGTCAAAAGAACTCCACCGGGAAACACGCTGAGAACGTAGAGGAACAAGCACCTGAGCGGCTTGGTTTCTTTTCGGAGTCAACGTTGTTAGAGGATGGTCAGGAAGATATTCAACCACCTCGCCCATTGGTCATGGTATTAACCCATAAGCAATTTAGAAAACTATCAACCGAGGAGAAAACGGCATTTAAAAATGCAGGTGGTAAGGTGAAGTTTTCAATAGGCGAGAAAATTTTTATTCTCACAGTCATTATTTTTGCTCTTGGCTGGCTTTCAGATCGCCACCCACCAGAAAAAACCAATTCCAGCGCAACGCAAGAAGTAAAATCTTCAGTTAACAACTGAGTAATTTCCGGCAGGCTGGCATACCACCTTCTGATACCAGGCTGCCCCGTTGTTCTGCCCGCTGGTTTCAATCTGGTATATCTTATAAACCCCGTTTAACGCGGGGTTCGTCACGCTTTCAACAGCGCAAAGCCCACCGATCACCAGCATAGGATTCAGTTTCGTTTCGAATACGATCTGCCCTTTCGAGGATTTGGCTAAGGTACTCGAGTCAGTATCTTTTTTGCCTGCCGGATCCGTATCAGGCTCATTGGTTGGCATCTTGGCTTTCTTCCCCCCGTCATCCTGTGCGCTAATCTTCGTTGCCTGAGGCGTATTTAGAAGACCGCTACGCGCATTCACGACTGGAATGTTACCCGATGTAACCTCATTAGCCTTGAGGATGTGGACGCGCTCATCTTTGATGAAAAATGACTCGTCGGGCGCAAGGGTATCGGTAAGAATTTTACTGGAGCTACCTACCAGAACCTTCGGCCTGATGAGTGCTTGTTGCTTCGTCACAGAGCCTTTTTTCGTGTTTGGCATATCCTGCAAGACAGAATCGACGACCTGATCTTTCCCGCGTACCGTGCGCGATGTGAAGGCGTTGATATAGTCGTGGCCACCGTCTTCACATTCCAGGCTGACGATGTGGATCGCCCCCTCACGCTTTACTGCTCCGCTTTTAACCGAACCCTGAAATACCTGGCGCAGCTTGCCGTCGTAACCAACCTCGAGTCGAACGGGGATATACTTCTCTTCATCTTCGGACTTGAGCAATTGCAGACGCGTGGAAGGCTTTAGCCCGTTGATGGACACACTCAGCTTGCCGAGTGACTTCTTGTCCACCGTTTCCAGCGACTTGAATGACACGGTGATCGGTGGCTCGATAATCACTGCTTGATTGCCGATCCCCACCGTCAGCCGATAATCACGGTAAAAAGTATCCATCACGGCACGTCTCCCCCGCGAATATCAATCATCTCTTCCGGCGTGACCAGATACATTTCGATGCGACCACTGGCGAAGTCGTCAGCCCGATATGGGTCAATGCCGTTGCCGTCCGTCGCCTTGGTCATAATATCGAAAGGCCAGTTTTTGTGACGAAAATGCAGTGTAGCCAACGACAGCTTCACGCCGTCGATGTAGTCATCGTTGTATTCCACGCGCATTTTCCACATTTCAACCGTGGGCAGATAACGAATAGTGACCACAGCCTCACCACGGTCAAAAATCAGGATATGACGCTGGATGGGTTCATCAGTTATGTTTGCTATCAGATCCAAAGGCTACCTCCCATATAGTGATTTCACCGCATCGACTGTCGCCTTCCAAGCAGATTTCGATTGGCCGGTTTTCCTGGAGTTATCTGCCGGGGTCTGCGCCCCCTTATTAGCAACGCCCGCCGTTTTTGATTTAGCAGCTGCTGAGGGGGATTTGAAATGCTGCTCTATCGGTGCGGTAGTCAGTTGCGTGAAGGAGATTTTTGTAAAACTAGCCTCAAACTTAGTTTCCATCGTTTGATTGTCGGTACTGATGATAAGGCCGCTTAACGCCATATTTTCATGGGTGCGATAATCCACCTCCACGGAAATAAGCTGCTTGCCATGGTAAACAGCCTCAATGAAGTCGAGAAATTGTTCACGTATCCCTTTTGCGCCACCAGTAGACGGATTGCCCACCAGTCCGAAAAGGTCAGCACCTTTATCAGCCAGGCGTTTTGCCTTTAAGACGGCCTGCTCTGCGCGATCGGCAATCTCATTCATTTTCTGCAACTGCTGCTGCGTCTTTGTGGGGATGTACTCCAGCACCTCGCCATACTTCGAATAATCTGGCATCAGGCTAAAAGAAGAGTTTGGTTTCGCATCGACATAGATATCGGCAACAACACCGCTGATTTTTATCGTCAGAGGGCCGTTGATGATATCGTCAGACGCGTTACTGCCATCCTCCAGCACGTCTACAGGAACCTGAGACGGGTATTCAGTAGCATCGCTCACTCGGGCAAACATTGAGAACCCGCCGATCCCTACCTTTTTAACAGTATCTTTGCCCGAGGATTGCGCCTGCATGAGGCCGTCTAGAATTCCCATTATTTCCCATTCCTCGAAAACATTCGTTTGGCGTCTTTTTGTTGTTGCTGTGTACTATCAGCAACAGCGTTACCTGCCGCAACAGCATCAGGTGCAGTGATGTAGTTTTGCTGGCTGAAGGTATACGAATTGTTATAGGAGGAACTATCACCACCGAGGCCCACCGCAGCATTCATGCCGTAAGGAATACCACCAGGACTCATGCCGCCGTTACCGCCGCCAGTTACACCCTGCTGCGGTTCATCCTCACCGAACCCGAAGAATGACTTTGTCGCATTCCAGGCATTTGAAGCAGCGTTGCTGATAATATTGCTGATGTATTCCCCCAGCCCACCAAAGATGTTTTTCGCCCAGTCAATAAAAGCCGTGAACGGTTTTTTCATCAGTTCAACGCCATTATCGAAGATTTTAACCACATCCCCCCATGCACCTTCAAAATCGCCCGTGACTAACTTCCATAGTGCTGAGAACATCAGCTTCGTGTTTTCGATTGCAGTAGTGAACACATCAACGACAAACGCGCCGGCATCGCCAAACACGTATTTAATCTCATCACCAACGACACCAAATGCACCAGTGATAAACGCCATGAGAGAATCAAAGACATTCTGCGCATCGTTCATCGCATCCTGAAAATCACCCGTAAACGCACCTGTGATGAGATGCCATACGAATCCGAACATGGAGACAATGGCATCAGCAAGCGGTTTAAACACACCAATGGCGTAGTTTATGAAGGCCATGAGCGACGCTTTCGCCTCTTTCAGTGCGGGAACAATATCTATTCCCCAGTTATCTTTGAAGAAATCAGCAATAACGCTTTGGCCACCTTCCATAGCCGTCAGCAAATCATCGATAACAAGAACGACTGCGACAATGGCGGCAGTGATCAGTACGACAGGAGAGAATATGGTTGCCAGCACCGTTCTAAGTCCTATAGCTGCAATTTTCCAGGCTACAAATCCGGTAGTAATAAGACCAATAATCGGCAGGAAGCGGCGGATCATACCCATGACGGAGAAAATAATTTCACCAAGATGGGCCAGCCCGTTTTTGATGAGATCCTTATTAGCAATGAGAAAGTCCGTAAACCCATCCACCAGGTCTTTCAGTACCGGCACAAATCCGACGGCAACCTGAAATTTGATACCATCAAAACCTTTCCCCAGCGTAGTCAGAGAATCGTTGTAGGCTGCAAACTGATCGGCCTGGTCTTGCGTCACAACACCAAGCGCCTCAGCCTTGTTCTGCAACGAAGATATTTCTTCGCCCGTCATGGATAGCAACTGCACCATGGAACGGTCGATACCCATCTTATCCAGAACAGAAAACTTCTCTGCCTGGCTCATACCGTGCAGTTTGTCGGCCAGTTCACGAAATATCACATCGGAGTTTTTTACCTGCCCGTTCATATCCTTGAACTGAAGGCCCAGCCTTTCCGCAACGTCTTTCGCCTCTCCCTCACCGGTGGAAACGAACTCCCCCACTCTTTTTGTCATCTCACCCAGCGAAGCCTGCAACGCATCAACACTTGAGCCATTTACAGACGCCGCGTAGCCCAGTGACTGAACGGTCTCGATCGCCACGCCCGTTTCCCGGGAGAACTGGACCAGCGGATCAATAGACTGACTGACAGACGTCACCCAGCCAGCAACTCCTGCAGCCGAACCGGCGATAGCAGCCCCAAACCCGGCAAGCAGACCAATAGACGCTTTCAGATTCGCATTGAAGGTTTCCTGCGGCGCCAGATCACCGATAAAGCCGAATTTGGTAATAAGCTCGTTAACTATCGCCATTCCGGGCTTTCTCCATCTTGTAGTGTTGAATGTCTGCGCTGATATTCTCGAACTCAAGCATGTCAAACAGCTCAGGTGTGTCTAATTTAACAAGTTCGTGATAGGGGCCGTATCCGGCCTTTGACAGCGCCAGATACATGCTCATGTCATCGCTTATGTTCGAGGATTTAACGTAAATTTCTGAACGTCTGGAGCTTCTGAACGTGAGTTCATATTGCTCCCGCCCATAAAAGGCAGGCTGATAACCTGAAGCGCTGTTGTGATTAGCATGACGTAATCACCAGGGTAGGATTCGAAGTGTTCCGGCTGCTTGGACAGTTGCACACCGTCAAACAGAACGTAATCGAACATCAGGCGTTCAATTTCCTCGAATCGCTCTGAGTCCAGAAACTCAAGAGACTGCCGCGATAACTCAGAGGCAATGCCTGTGAAGAAGGCAAAAACCTTGCGGCGTTTTTTGTGTGTCATCGCTGCAAAGTCGTAGCGGTTGCCGTTAATCTCAGCAAAACCGTCATCGTAGACCGCCTTGATCATCTCGAGTGCTTTTTTCTGCTGTTCTTTAGACATATCTGGCCTTATACGTTACGCACGACATTGCGGTACTCAATGGTGTATTCCATCAGTGCGTTAACGTCCTGGTTGTTTTTGGTTTGCGTCGGTTGTGTGGTGATAGAACCGGCCTGTAGATCGTAAGTTTCCTTCAGTGCCGCGCCGTCGCGCACGAACGACTCTTTAACTGAGCCGTTAAGGACAACGGGGATCGCGGCGTTGCGCTGCTGGTTAAGCCAGATATCATCGTTAGAAAATTTCTGGACACGTATCACCATCACATGCACCCCGGCATCAACACGCCCGGAGATTGTGACGCCGTTATTCGCACTATTGGCGCGGCTTGTAAGTGGATTGGATGGCGTCAGCGTGACGTAGTCCCCCGCAGCGATATCCGTGATGATTCGCCCATTCAGAACGATGGTCGCGGTATCTGCACTGATAACAATCTGAGACATTTACCGCTCCTTATTTATTAAAATTGATGATGATATCGGCACTGTGAACAGCACCAGCATTCTTCACTGCAACCTGAACAACCGGGGATTTGCGTTCCTGCCTGTCTGCAGTTGACTGGTCTTTCAGGTCACCGGCCAGCACGTAATACCCGTTTTGCTCGATATTTCGCAAAAACATATCCCGATCCCCGAAGAAGTCTGGCAGCGTCCAGGTACCCGGATTGAACACCCCAGCCTTCACAAACCCATGTGTGGTTTTCTCTACACAGTCCTCTAACTGATCGACACCGTAGTAGGTTTGCGGGACTTTGGTCGGCGTGGTTTTAAGGAGGTTGAAGGAATCCGTCTGCACTGCGTCAACGTAGGCCATCAGGTTATAGACGTTGTCGACAAAATCATTAGCACCGCTCGACAGCACGCAGGGAACGTCTTTAATCGTGGTGTAGATGTCTAGACCTACGCGCTTCGCTTTGTCGATCTCCGTCTGCTCATAACTTTCGGCCGGCACGTTCATCGTTTTGAGGTGCAAAGTGATTGCAGTGCGTTCTCCGTTGAAATTAACGGTATGCGTGCGCGCCATATAGCTGACACCAAATTTCCGGTTGCCTGCTTTGCTGTAGAGCATGCGGAAATTACTCTGGCTGGCGAGTGTTACCGCCCATGCCGGGTTAGTCGGATCAACTTCCAGAGCTGCCGAACCGGTAAATGTCTCATACACGATTACCGCGTTCGCTTTAGCCCATGAAGCGATCAACGGCACCTGCGCATCGAGAATTTTGTCGATGAAGGCCGCGCCTTTTACGTTGACCTGCGCTTTGAGTTTGCTGAGAGATTCCTGTTGTGTTTCCGGTGAAACCTCTGTTGATGCACTTCCGTTAGTCTGTGATGCGCCAGAACCCTCAGCAATCGCCAGCAGATCACCAATAAAAGAACCATCGGCGATCGCTTTCGAAAAACCAACCACAGAGTTAGCCCCTGTTGATTTGCTAGTGATCACTATACGGCTGCCATCAAAAACAACCGATGCGACCGCTGGCGTAATTTTCGCCTGGATTTGTGCGATGACATCTGACAGTGTCGCCGCCGTCATGCCATTAATTGCGGTCACATCGTGCTTCGTACCGTCAATCTCAATACTGAATGACCAGTCAGACTTCTCGCGTAACGCTGGCAGTACGACTGCCTGAGAAATCTCACCGCCACGCAGTACACCGCTGGTCGCAGGCAGCGTTTCCCCGGCAGCGTTCCAGTAACCGACGATCAGCGTGCCGCCCGCGGATACCGGGTTAGGACTGGTCCCGAAAAACACATTCGCAAAAGCTGCGGTGACTGAAGAAGCCCCCCAGTCCTGTTCGACAGCAGATGCGCTTTTGTATGAACGCCAGCGTTCAGCAGTGCTCAATACCCCCGTCTGGCTGGTCAGAATTGCGCAAACGTTGATGTTATCTCGCGCCGCCGCCCGTCCCTCTTCGAGAAGCGTCACATTAATGACGTTATTAATTGATGCCGACATTTACTTGTCCTCTAAAAATTGAAACTGCGGCGTATCGATGCGCAGTGTCTGCACGTCCCGCGCAGGGGCATACTGAACATTGAAACTCAGGTGAACACGGTTGCCGTGGGACTGTCCCAGGAGTTGCCCCACATCGATGATGTTTGAGACGGCCATGATGGTGAGTGAATGCGTGCGGCGCAGTTCGTTCGCGTGCTGGCTTTCACTCAGCATCAGGAAGCTTTCAGCGTTGACGTAAGCCTTATCCCCGTAAAACTCCAGGACAATCGCGTGGCTCACTGAGGCGCTATAAGTCATTACTTCAGCGTCACCATTAAAGCGCTGGCCCCGGGCCAGCACTGATTGCGGTAGTGAGCCGTTTACCACGATATAACTGGTGGAGAAGTCGGACGCCTGTACGTTCCGACGGTCGAACTTGATCAGCTGCTCGTCGTAGTCCAGAAGGTCACGCACGAAACGCGCGACCGCTTTCAGGTGGGGTTGTGTCATGGCGTTGGCACCAGTAGCGGGAGCCGGGTTTCCTCGGCGATGACAGCGCAGAATCCGTAATCCATAAAATCGGCCGGGGACACGACTTTGTAGTCCTTGCCTCCCTTCTCAATAAACTCACCGGTTTCAATTTTCAGCCGTGCATGAATCAGCAGATATTCTTTCGACCAGTCCAGGCTATCCAGCGTCAGATTCTCTTTGTTCGCACTTTGCACCACCGCCAGAATGTCCTGGCTGCTAACAGTCACGGACGGTTCAAAATCGATGGTGGTTTCAGTACGGGTTTTGAGTTTTACAGGCTGTTCCCAGCCGATTAACGCTTCGCTCATATCAAGGTCTGATAAGTCGCTCACTTACGAACCTCCCACGTTATGGCACCACGCAGGGCGCCTGTATCAATTAACGGCGCAGACGATCCTTTAGCCTTTTTAGTTGCAGCAGTGATATCCGGCCACGTGCCATACCCGGCAGTCTCAAAGGCCTTCACGCTGATATTTCGCGCCGTCGCGCCTATCAAATTTAAAGCGGTGTCAGCATCCATACGCCCGGAGCCTACGGCCTCACATGCTTTTTCGATTGCCCGGTTAATTTCCGACTTTTTGAGGATGAAAGGAGCGCGAAGAAAGGAACGTTCGGGAATGGTTATCTTGTGGGCTGCCGTAAAGCCGCTAACCGGTCCCATGAAGGTCTTGCGGGTAAACGTAGCTTTTCCACCGGTTGCCATATACCCCGTCCCGCCAGGGTGATCGATTTCAGCACCGAACTCGTGAACCGCCCCGATCTCAATTATCGATGTCCCATCATCATTGGTTTTATTTCCCACCTTGCCCGCTGGCAAACCTACTGCAACGTAATGCGTTTTCATCGCCTGCAGGTTCTTCAGGTATTCGGTGGTAAGCTTTAGCGTTTCTTCCGGAGTCATAAAAAACCATTCCCTGATAACTACCGTATTGCCAGTACATGCACACCTACCAGCTTACGAAGCCTCAGGTACTCCTGACCGAATGAGCTTGAGCCGTATCCATCATGGCTGGTCCCAAACCCGGCATCGGGAGCGGAAAATCCCAAAGAGACCCCGGCGACTGAGCGGCTTGTCATGCTCTGGACAGGCTTGCCATTGCGGCTGCCGGAGGGAGTGAGCGCGCCAGCCGCATACAGCAGATGCGCCGCTAAAGCATGAAGCCCTTGCTCGTAGAGTTTGTTCCACACCTTGCGGCTCATCTGGTTAGCTGCATCCTGTAGCGCCCCCTCTATGCGTGCAGGGGCAACACTGGCGAACTCGGGGTAACGAACGGTGAATTCCATGCTACCCCCTGTGATTACTCTGCCGGAGAGGATTTGTAATCCACATACACCGCGGACTGCGGCTGTTTCCACATCGCGCCACCGAAGGCAGAACGATAGCCACACTCATAGGTCAGCAGATCACGCTGTCGTGCCGCCAGCAGCTCCGGCATATGAACTTCCATTTCGACGTAATCGGCTTCGTAGGTGTAGATTGCCAGGCGGGTTTTACCCGATTTGATACCTACCGCGTAATTGCTCGGGACTTTCACGAAAGTAATGTTGAAGGACTCATTACCAGAAGCCTTACGCAGCGCCGCCATAATGCGATCCATCGCCGCAATCGGAAGCAGGTCAGTACCCACAACAATCGGATTCGGGTCGAATTTCTGCATGGCGAGCATAAAGTCGCTGGCGTCCATGGCGATATGCGTTGGCTGAATACGGTAACTGGATTTGCGCCATGCCGCGTTGTAAGCATCCAGCACCAGTTTCACGAACCCATCAGAGGTCATTTCGGCAATGGTTTTGCCTGACGTGTCGGTGATAAGCTGAACCATCGTCCCTGTCAGCAACCCTTCCTGACCTTTAACGCCGCGATGGCCGACGTAACCCGCATACTGGATGGTTGCAAGGGCGTTGGCATACAGATCATCCTGCTTTTTGGTCTGCAGGTTGATGTTCAGACGTGCGATTTTCTCCAGTTCCTGTTGAGTCCAGGTAGCGGCTTTAGCCCACTGGCCGACAGGTGCTTTCAGCCATTCGATATCACTATCAATGGTTTTCAGGCTGTTTGTCTTGTTACCAATGATGCCGTCTTTAACCGAACCGACCACTTCGGATACACCGAAATCCACATAGTCCCGAGAGAAATCGAGGCCTTCTTTAACCGGGAGGGCTTCACCGATGTTGATCTCTGGCAGTTCTTTTTCCTGCAACTGCATATCACGCTCAGTTAGCGCTTCCTGCAGCACTTCTTCGAAATCTGCTGATTCCATAGGCATTGGTTATGCTCCTTCCGTCTGCTGAACTGCCTGTTGTACGTAGCCCAGGGTGATAGCCACGCAGTTATTACCCGCGCTTACATCTTCCACCCAGTAGCCTAAATCAATATTGCCGGCTGCTTCTGTCGTCACCTTTCCGGCATCGGCGCCCGTCGCCACGATGTATGCCGCCGCGCCACGAGTAAAATCAGCGTCATCGACTGTCAGCGCGCCAACACAATCGCCGTGGGAAAAATGCCCGACGTTGACCTGCTTGTTGTGCGGTGCACCATCACCGTAGATATCACGCACCACAATCCCATGAATGCGTTTGCCAGCTGCGAGAGGCATCACGCCGCCGTCCGGGTTGACAGCTACAAACGTGCCGTAGGGCAACTTCGTTTCGGTCAGGTTCTCTTCCCCCCAGACTTTGTCGTTAGAGCTGGAGGCGCGTTTGATTGAACCCGGTTTAATAGTGCCGTCGGCACCATCCCAGTCAGTAAAAGACATAGTTATTTACCCCCAAGGCGTTGAGTTGCGGTTTTAGTGCTTTTGTTCGCTGAGTCGTTAAACAGATGAGCGCCGATTTCACTGCGTGGCTTTGAGGTAGCCTGGATAGCTGCATAAGCCGCACGGACTTCACTGTCAGTCATTGCTTTGACCTCAGCATCATTAAATGCTTTAGTGTTCACCAGTACAGCGGCGCGCACGTCACGCGCTGATTTGGCATCATTGAAGCTGACTTTAGGGAAACGGGCTTTCGCGTCTGCCAGTGTGGTGCTGGTTTCATTGCCGGATTTCAGCTGCTCCAGTTCTTCTTCCAGCGTTTTAACTTTCGCTTTCAGATCGGCGTTTTCGGTTTCCAGCGCGGTGATTTTCGCGTCCTTGTCGTCACCACCACCGGCACCGGAATCTTCATCATTCGGCGCTGGTGTACTCGTCGCGCCTTCCAGTTGCTTTTTCAAGTCTGCGAGCTGCGCCAGCACTTCCTGTGCTTTAGCAGTGGCCTCTTCAGTCCCTTGCCCCTGTAGTTCTTCCAGCGCCTTTTCCAGCGCGGCAATCATGCCGACCAGCTCATCGGCAGTCAGCGCTACGCCTTCCGCATCCTTCAGTTTTTTGCCCTTCAGAAACGCCAGGGCGTCAGCTAATTTTGCAAACATTGGCTTACCTTTTTTGTCGTTTAACTTGCACTGAGGCCCGTAGCGCCCCTCTGCCACTCCCGCGACGTGATTGCCGCGAATGTTGATGTGGTAAAACTTCCCGCCTCTTTCCTCGAGTTCAGCAGGCTCATATCCAACGGACACTTCACGTATCCCCGTTTCTTCCAGCGTCTCGATTCCCGCGGCATCCGTCAGAAAAACGTCGCAGACCACTTCATCGCCCTCGATGCGAGTGTTGGCGATGTGTCCGGATGCTTTGTCTTTGTGGTCTGCTGCGGTGACCTCCCCGTCGTCGGGGTGCGTTATGGTGAACGGGAGGCCATTGAATGAAGCGAGGGTTTCGGGTTTTGATAGTTCGTCGAGGGTGCGAACAACGGTGATTTTTTTGTTGGCATCGCTGCCAGTTAGTCCCAGCTCATGACCGTAATACTCAATCGGTCCGGCGCGGGTGATCGTCGCAGTGGTAATCACATACCCCTGCGCTGTTCGTTTCCACTTCATTGATTAATCCCATGAGACGTAAGGGAGGGCCAAGCATCGGCATTGGTAATCCTCGCCGGGTTTACCGATGAATGCCCCGATGGTTGAGCGTTTCTTCCACGTTTTGCCGCCGTCGTCTGAGTAGACCGTCGGATCGGAGTATTTACAGAGCATGCCGTTTAACGCGGAATGGCTGTCTCGTTCCCGTTCATCGCCAGTGCCGCCCCACTCATACAGGTCAAGGCCAAGAGCCACATTGCGCGCTTCAGTCAGGTCTGCGTTCAGTTTTGAGGTCTGGTCGCGAGCGATGAACCTTGCACGATTGCGGGTGACGTTCCCGCGCTCCTTGATTATGTCGATCAGGTTTTCATGTCGGCCGCCGTCTTTCATGTTCTCGAAAACCGCCGCGCCGATATCGTGGATAAAGTCGGTATGGATGGAGGTAATCAGGTCAACGTTGTCACTGACTGCCTTTTCCATTTCTGGCTTTATCGCGCCATCGCCGAGCATCCCGGTCAGGTCAATCCCAAAAGCCTGAGAGAAAGTGCGCTGCGTCTGCTCTTTGTTCTGCAGGTTTGCCCTCGTAACGAATCCGGCAGAGAGTCGGGCGGCAACCTCCTGAATTGAAATGCTCGCCAGACGCTGCATGACAGCGGCAAGACGCGTCGTAATCGAGAGAGGCGTGCTATCAGGGGTATCGGCAAGCACAGGCTTACCCAACTCGTCAATAAACGCCTGGACCATGCTGTCGATAAAATCCGTCAACCTGTCCCGATACCATACCTCTGCTCGCTTACTGGCGGTCGGTGGACGCATTCGCCGACGGCGCGGTTTCAAACGTCCCTGCTTACGCTCAAGAAGCAGTTTTAATTCCATAATCCCCTCAGAAGCCAGCATTCGCCCCGGCGCTGACTATCGCCTTGATTTCAGATTCGGTAACAGTCTTCAGCACGCCGCGGTTTACCATCTCCCTGATGGCAACCTCTTCCGTCAGAATTGACGACGTTACCAGCGTATTGAAGCCCGTCGCATACTGGCTAAACCGGTTAGCTTCATCTGCCTCGTTGATGCTGTCGATTGTCGGATATTCGTAGGTAAGGCTTTCCGTAATGGCGAGTTTGTCCAGCGTGAACTGGTCGGCAAAATCCTGCATAGGGCGAAGCCGGGACTCCTGCAGGCCGTTAATCGTCTCGTAATAGGATTTATTGTCTTCTTCGCCGCTGCTGAACCCGCTTGCCGACTCACCAAAGAGGACCGTTATCGGTCTGTCCAGCGCCCCGGCCAGCACAATCGCCATTTTGCTAATCACATCCGACAGCCCGGTAAATTGCGCGTTTTTCTGCTCATAGCGCCCCTGTGCCTGTGTATCACCAGCATCAATCAATAACATCCCGGTTGAAGATTTGGTGTCCTTCATCACCCTGGCATACTCGCGAACCTGCCCTTCCTGACCAGCTGCGATCTGGTTATTCATGCCGGGGATAAACAGCACATCGACGTTTGCCTCCTGTATGGTGTCTCCGGTGCTGAGGATTGCTGTGTCGAAGGTTTTGATGTGCTCATAGGGCGCCTGAAGGTCTGACGTACCAAACTTTGCGCGATCCTTAATGCTGTGATTGCCCAGCTTTGTCCGGCAGCAGCGGGAATGATGAAACCTGAGTTGCTTCGTCCCGACGTCAAGTTGATACGTTAGCGGTTCACCAAAGCAATCTGAGCGGATATCGGTGATGACATTACTGTCCGGCGTGTACTCACCTTTACGGAACACCAGGAATTTAACGATATCTTCGCGTTGCAAATTGAGCGGCAAGGCGATCTGGTCATCAGCACAATCCGTGATAGCCACGATTAGCGAGTCACCCAGCAGAGAGGCCCATCCCAGCGCGCTGTGAAAGACTGCATTTAATTTCAGTTCTTTTTCAGCATCAGCGATGCGCTTGGTTATGGAGCTATCGACATCGCCAGAAAATTTACGGGGCAACTTCAGCATGTCGTCGGCGGTTTTGTTGATGTACTTTTTCACCACCCACGATTTTTTATACATCGCGAGCAGCTCTTTATCAGGTACGTCAGGCTTACGGCTGCTATACCGTACTGCGCCAATCTTCTCGCCGAGCGAGGTCATTAAGCTAACCAGGCCATCATTCAGACGACCAACGATATTTTTTCTCGTCATTACATGATGTCCAGTGGGCTGAGTGTTTTTCTCTGATACAAATCGCGTAATCCCTGCGTCATTGCATCGACAACGTCATCGTTCGCGCCGACAGGGAACGTGGTAATTTCCTCAACCGTCTCGGTGATCCACGGAGCGATGTCTTTATGGGGAAGGAAAACGTTTCCCGCTTCCCATACAGCGGTGATCGCATGCGCCCTCGCAACTTTGCTGCCGTCCGGTTCAACAGGAACAAGCCCCGCAACGGTGCTTTTCAGCGAATCAATAACCGCCGGTCCGTTGGCTTTGTCCTCCACCAGCTTGCGCAGGCCTTTGGGGTATTCGTCGGCCATGCGTTTAACGGCTTTAAGCGTTGCGGTGAAACTCATGCGGGCTCGAACCTGATGAAGCAGATAAGCATTGGCGCCCTTTTTACCCCACACCTGACCGACAACGTAGTCAGTGCCTTCGCTGTCTTTAAACGTCATATCCCAGCTGTGGATGACTATGTCGAAGTTGGTCGGCAAGTCTTTCGGGAGGTAATAATTGATCCATTCGTCTTTGAAGATGGAGCCACCAGCCTGTTTTGGTGACTGCTGATACATCGCAGACCAGAAGTAATCCCCGAGAATGGTTTTGGTTTCGAGCAGTTTCTCTTTTGGGTGCAACTCTGGAACCAGCGCTTCGCCCTGTTCGTTGATTGCAGGGAACGCCAGCACCTTAGCGCGCGGCGTGATTTCCACCACACGCCCGGATAAATCATCTGTCGCCCAGCGGGTCGCCATGATGATTTCGCCGCTGTTTTTCGACAGACGCGTTTTAAACGTGGAAACGTACCAGTTCCAGATGGATTTCTTTGTCGTCGGGCTGAGTGCTTCTTTGGCGTTTTTTATCGGGTCATCAATGATGCCGAGATCGATTTTCTTACCCGTTAACGGGCCGCCTACACCCGCACAGACATACGTTCCCTTATGGTTGGCTAAACCGAATTCGTCAGTGTTACGTTTTACGGCCACACCATCAGCAGGCTTATTGCCCAGCCAAGCACCCGGAAATATGTTGCGGTATTCCGGCGTAGACATAATGCGCTGAACATCGGCGTTCATATCTCCGGCAAGGTCAGCAGAGTAAGACAAAGCGCCAACGCGCATTTCAGGATATTTTCCGAAGAAATACGCTGGCAGGTAACGCGAAACGATATCCGATTTACCATGCTGCGGCGGCGCACCGAGAATCAGTATCGGGCGCACCCCGTTCATCATATCCAGCAGGAATTGATCCAGAGCGTCGCAAACCGTCTGAGAGAACTTGCTGGTTATATATTCGGGGTTGATGTACTGAACAAAGTCGTGAAGGCTGGCCCGGGCATTACGTCGTTTGAGTAACTCGGCCGCTGCTTCCTGCTTACTTACCAGCGATAATTGCGGCGAGCTGCTCATCAGTCAGATCCTCCGCGCTTACTGTGTGATTATGCTGTATGGGCTCACCATTCGGGCCACTTAACTCAGTTTTGGTTTTCAGCATGCCGAGGTGTTGTGCGACCATCTTCATAGCCTCATCCTGATTGCGGGTAATCATTTCAAGGCCAAATCGCCCCTCTTTAATCCCGGCAAAAAGGCGGCGTTCTGCGCCCTTCAAATCTCGCGTGTCGTGGAAAACAGGACGGCTCAGACCAACGCCATTGCAGCGGGGGCAATCCGGGTTCGGATCCAGTGTGCCGTCGTAGCCGTAGCCGCCTGTATCCTTAGGCAGTATGGCACCTTCCTTCCCCTTAACCTTTTCTTCCGCTTCCTCAAACTCAACTGCATCGCGCCACTGGTAGTTAAAACCGAGCCCCCAGCAGTAACGGCAACAGCCGCGGTGATGTTCAGTCAGTTGCGTAGCGTCTGCCGTCGCAATGTCCCACCACCATTTCAACACTTCGTCCTGCGTTATCTTCACTCTTCGCGAGCGTTCGTCCAGCGCGTCGCGGATTGCCTGGCTGACCTTAGCATTTCTTAGCAGGCGCGAGGCATTGACGTAAGCTGTATTGCCTTCACCTTTATAGCCTGCCCGCTTGTATGCAGCGGTCCTGTTCAGATCGAGAAGATACTCTTCGACAAACCTGATCTGCATATCGTTAAGGCCGTAATTGCGCAGGTTGAAGGGTTGCGCACTTTCCTGTGTATCGGTCTGCGCATCATTTGGTGATTGCGCATGCTGCGCAGTGGTGGGGGCTTGTACAGTCTGCGCATTGCGCACTTTCTTCTGCGCAGTTTTTTGCGCAGTTGGCCTTTTGATATAGCGCCGTGCAGATGTGTAATTCAGTCCCCGTGCTTCGCACCACTCCTTCGGTGATATACCCGTTTTGGCATGCTCGGCGAGGAACTGGTCCTGCAGTGCTCCCCAGTCCGGTTTTGCCATGATTTTGTTCCTATGATTAAAGCCATAAAAAAGCCACCCGTAGGTGACCTTTGCGATGACAATAAAAACTGCCCGGAGACAGAGTCACTACAAACCTAATAATGGTTTGAAATCTATAAGTTTTTCAGCCTTGATGACCATTCCTAGATTCATCCCTAATGTAGTCCTAACCACGGCAGAAGTTGCGGTAGGTACATTTATAATCTCGATGTTTCCATTAACATTAACCGTTGGTCCAGCATATAACAATCCAAGTAATATAAATCGCTCGCCCGCAGCAATCCCACTCTCTACTTGATACATACCTGAGTTCAAAATATAAACTGGCGATCCACTTGAACCACCAAAACATGCCATATCAATTAAAAATTCTGGCCTCCCTTGCCAATCCTCTAACACAGATGATGCGGTTATTCCTCTTCTTGTAATTGGGCGATTATTGACCATATCCCATAAGCCGTTAGGGTACCCCGTCATATGTACTTCTTCGATTGGAGTAATAAATTGATCCGACCGAAGATTTCTTTCAGTAAAGAAAAATAAGTTGGGTTTTATTCCTTGCGCCTCCATTTGACTGAATAAAGGAGCCGCTACCAATACACATATGTCAACAGAAGCATCTGGATGCATAAGAAATGCACCCTCTCCCTGCTCGATGTTAACGTCGAAAAATCGTAAGCTACTATCTGATTCGCTTGAAACATTTAGCCTAATTCGAGTTTGTGTCGCGTTTCTTACAACATGCTTGTTTGTTACAAGCAAGGGAACTGCTGTATTTTCATCGATGGGGAAATGAAACCAAAAACCTGTACCTACAGATCCGCCATTTGGTGTATCAGACTCTATTCTAACTGTTGATTTGTATATGTTTTGACTGATTGGCATTGGTGGTATCCTATCCTATTAAACTGCCAGTCATAATATAGTAATTATTAAGTGTTTTATTGAAGTACGCCGCAAATAGCTCATTGCTGTGTAACGTAATCCTGCAAACTGCTTCTTCACTAGTTCTATTCGCTCTCTGAGGGTCGAATCATCTCGTTGAGCAAAGTCAGTAAGTCTGGGGCTGGAAGTATCGCACTAACAGCTGGAATCGGTCGCTCCGCTCGAGAAGCAATGGTCTTTACGTGGGGCATAGCTATAAAAAGCCACTCGAAAGTGGCCTTGTTTACAGAGCGCATTAGATTAGTCTTTGGTGAAGTATTTATATGTGCTCCAGGCTGCCAGGCCTGTTACCGCTGCTCCTGCAATAGCCCATCCGACAACAGGAACAACAGCACTACTTGCTGCCGCAGTAGCAATTGCCGTTACTCCTCCAGCCATTCCAGTGCCACCAGCCGCAATCGCACCACCACCTGCAGTTGCCAACGCGGCGGTAGTCGCAGATGCTGATGCACCTGCAGCTACTGCTGTTGCTACGGTTGCCTCTGCGGCAGCTATAGCGCCGCTAACTCCGATAGCTGCACCGATTCCTGCACCAGCCCCTGCTCCCACACCTACTGCGACACCCTCGCCAACTTTTTTGATGTTGGCATTTTTAGATTCACTAGCCATTGTATTACCTTGAAAATCAGGGTAGTCCCTGTAGTTGTGCTATCGGCTAAAAAAATAAAAACTTTAATCGCAATAATAAGCCTTTGAGTGGCATCATTATCACAGGCCCTCAGTGAATGCCTGCTGCAATGCCGCAACTGATCAAACATCAGGATACTCATTAACCGATTGCCAGGTTAGGCTGAACTCTCCCACATTTTTATCAGGTGAAAGATAATGGATATCAGCCTATTTATCAGTTCTATCAAAAATGCTGTCGGTGCGCTCTCTGCGGTTCAAAGCAACGAGGTCCTTCGCGAGCGCATCGCTTTCATTGGAGAGCAAATTGACGTACTTGAAAAATCCCATGCTGCCACCGAAAAAGAACTTGCTGAGGCGAAAGCCAAGAACGTAGAACTTGAGAAGCAAATAGCGGCTTATCGGGCAAAGGATGAGTTTGTCGAGCACATGGGTGCGGCCTTTAGAAAAAATCCCGCGGGTGGTTATATCAGCGCGGTTTATTGTCCCAACTGTCTTAAACAAGTCGGAAGCGGATTCGATGATTTTCCGTACCATTGCGGCTCCTGTGGATGGACTTCCAGATTTGAAGGCCGAGAAATAGATTTCATAATGAAATCACTACCTGAGTAACGAGTTATCTATACACGCGCTTTAAGCAAAAACACTAATGAATGGCTACAGCGTTGTTATTTGACACTCTAACCGAGTCGTAAATCCGCTCACACGTCATCCCGGCGGTGTAGCGCTCGTCAGCGATTCCAGCATATCGTTTAGCTTCTGCTGCAATATCTCCGAGCATGTTGGCGAGCATTCTGGCGTCGGCGTCGGTTGTTTTGCTTCTGACGGCAGCGGCAAGATCTGCGGTGTGCTTTGCGGCGTCCAGGCGGGTAGCGAGTTTTGTTGCTTCGGCGCGCAGCTGCTTAACACTGGCAGACAAACCAGCAGCAGTGGCAGCAGATTTTGCGGCTTTCGCTTGTGCATCTTTTACAGCCTCATCACGGGCAATAATACGCCCTTGTTCAATCATGCGGGCTGTGGTCTGCACGTTCGCTGCTTGCGATGATTCCGCGCTATCACGTTCCGCCCACTTTTTTTCCCAACCACGGCTGCTCCATACATTCCCAGCAATGAATGCGACGGCCACCAGCACCGAAATGGCAATGAACTGATAGCGCAGGCTCACTGGTCTATCCCCCAGCACGCCAGCGCGCTTTCCTGGTCTCGTCGCTCTACCTGCCCATAGCAGCCATTTTTCTGGCCTTTAGTCAGGCGACAATCGCGGCCACCGTCTTTAATCCACCAGCGAATAGCTTCACAGGCTCCTTTACGGTCACCAGCGTTAATGCGCTTATAGAACGTGGAAGGGAAACATTTTCCGGGGCCGATGTTGTAAGGACAAAATGACGCAATACCCGCTCTCTGTGGTTCGGTCAGTGGTACTTTGATATTTCGGTCAACCCACGCCAGTGCCTTATCACGCTCAATGGCGTTTACCTGAGCGCATTTCTCAGCAGACAGCTTCATGCCCTGAACTACTGGCTTGCCATCAACCATCGTAGCGCCACGGCAAATAGTCCATATACCAGAGCCGTCCTTGTACGCTGTTGTGCTGTTACCCTCTTTCTCATCCAGAAACTGATCGAGAATCACGGACGCGGAAGCCCCCGTAAGAATCAAACCAACGACCGCTGCGCTCAGTTTATTCTTCAGCTTTGGTGACATTGCCATTAAGCCGATCCTCCCTTTCCTTTTGCCTGTAGTACCAGTTCACTGCACAGGTGATAACAGTGCATGCGATACCGACAATAATTGCCCAGTCACTCAGGCTTAACCCTGCAATTCTGTCGGCCAACATCCAGGACACCTCTTTTGCTGTTTTAGCTGTTTCGGCATATGCCTTCGCTGATACACCGCAGCCGGTCAGCGTGGTTCCTGTTCCATATGAAAGTCTGCTGTAAATGGTGCTCATTCTGGTCATAGCCTCACCTCCGATAGTTCGGATGGCGCTGTGTTTGATTAAGGGGGTCAGGCTTCACGGGCTGGATTTATCAACAAAGCACGTAGCGGATGATTCCCGTGAGCCTGAAATGAAAAATCCCCGGCAAGAGCCAGGGATTGGATGTTTAGTGTTTTTTATTGCGGTGGCTGCAACGGCCCTTCGAGAACCTCAGCTTCACCGTTGTGGCAGATGTCATCGCCCCTGGTTAAACTCCAGACTCCAGTGATCGTTTTGCCTGTCTCCGGGTCTTCAAAAATCTCATTGGTAAAATATGCCACCTGAGTGGCCCCATTAAACTGGATCCAGTAAAACCCGTTATCCATATCCCCTCCTGCATGGGGGAATTATACTGGGCTGGTCTCAGAGTGGTTTTAGAAATTCTTAAATCGCTATAAAGCAAAAAGCCCAAGGCGTTAACCTCGGGCTCGAAAACTCATTTACTGCCAGTGCATACAACAATGGCACAATATCAGATTTACACGAAATATATCCATTTCAGTTCGGTTTTGCAAGACTTACATTCAAATTTGTCGCCTTTTGTTGTGAACGTAATCGCGTTACTGATATCAGAGCGCCGCTATCGAGCCGCGTAAAGATGCTACGCATTGCCAGCCAGTGTGGGAGATAGGTTTCTGTCCAGGTCGACTTAGCCACGCCAACCAGCTCTGACAGCTTTTGGTATTCATACACCTCACACCCGGCCAGATCTGCTTTAACATCCTGCGCAGCCAGCCAGATTAAGGCTTTCAACCTGTCCATCGTTTTTCCGGCCACTTTCTTGGTGCCCATTTGAGCCCTAAACTCCCCCCATGCCCACTGAGTAATCAGCGCCTGATTATCCCAACGCACATTCTCGCTGTAGTTCCATAACAGCCAGGCCTTCTGGTGTTCTTCGAGCGTCATTAGCGCGCGGCGCCACGATGCAGTGGAGTATTCAACCGGCTGCACCAGCGGAATATGTGAGCCCTTGGCATGCGACTGTTTACCGGGAATTGGGGGGGTATTCAGAGTTATCATCTCGCCAGTAACCTCATCATTCACCTTCATCTTCTTCCGCTTAAAGGTACCGGTATCGAACTGTGCGTTTTCAAGCCACGCCATCAACTGCCCTTTCGTCGCACCACTTAAATCGGCGGTGGCCACCATCAACTGCTGGCGCACGTATTCGAGAAATTGAGTATTCATACTGCACCGCCTATGGTTTTGATGTAGTTCTTCAGTATTCGGTAATCCGTCAGCACAGAGCCCGGAAAGTGGTATAAGCGCAATCGTTGCCAACGAACGCGGAGGTGATCGGCAAAATAGGATTCGAATGTCATGCTGCCTCCTGCTTTTTCAGCGCGCGCAGGTCAGCCAGCGCGGTCAGTCTGATTTCCTTCAGTTCTTCAATAGTCCAACGATGCGGAGCGTTATTGTTCTCGAGCGCTAGTACCAGCTCTTCGCCATAACGTTCCACCAGCGCGGCTCGGTATGCTTCGATATTCCCGGATTTGTAGACGTTGCAGACATCACACTGAAGATGGATGTTGAAGCGAGTGAAGCGCAGATGCCCAGCGGCTGCCGTAGTCCGATAATGGCCAGCATGCCAGGCGAACGCCGTTTTAGTTCCGCAGGAAATACAGCCCCGCCCCTCCGCCAACTCCGTCTCGCGGCAAATGTCATTTACGGCACGCTGCGTCAGGTCAATCCAGTGCTTCAGCGGCTTAACTGCAGCTTTACGCTGGCGCCAGGCTGCACGTTCTTTCTTCTCAGTGGCGCGCTGCTTGGCAGACTCTTTGCGTTGTGCAGCCTCCCGGGCTTTTCTGGTCTGCTCCTTGCCGACGGCGCTGGCGCACTCGTAACCGCAAACGGTCTGGGTTTCACGCACCGGATGGAACCATTGGCGACATTCCTTATTGGCACACTTACGGCGAGGTAACTTAGCCATAATCACCCCCAGACCTTTTGCCGAAAGGTTCTTGGCGTACGCGCCGGATGTTCGCATTCAGGTAATTTTGCACTGACAGTCCAGGTGATGTTGTCGCGGTTCAGGCTGCGTTCTACCGTGGCACCACGACGGCGATAACTCGCCACCAGCTCGTCGGCCTGCTCGGTTGTGCATTCGTGGTGGTGAAAAAAGGAGTATTTCATCGCCATCACCCCGCAAAGCTCATGAGTTGCGATGCGGCGTTTTCCGCTTCACGCTGGTCCTTGAATGCCCTGGAAAATACCCAGCGCCACAGAACATCGAGTGCAGCTTTGTACAGTTGCTGGAACTCGGCTTCGTCCATGTTAGCGAAGGCAATGCTGCGAGGGTGTTTACGAAGGGTTCCATCAGGAAGCTGTATAGCGTCGTAGTGGCCGGATTCAACAATTACCCATGAACGGTAAGCATCAAAAGATTTGCAAACACTGATACTTCCTGCACGCCTGTCAGCGATTCGATCGAGGTATTGCTCTGCTGCATCAAGCAGCGCACCTTCGTTTCCACCAAATGCCGCGAGGAATTTAGCGTACCCGGTCACCAATTTTCGTTCGTTGGAAGAGATCGCCCCGCCAGTAGGTTCCCAGTATTCAAACCCGAGATTCAGGAGCGCAAAGAAACGGCGATGGAATGCGGGATTCCTCACCTGACGAAATTCGGCTACCAGCACGGCGCCGAGTTTGATTTTTGATTGCAGAATATCGCTGGTCTCCGGCGTAGCGGGGATCAGGATTCCTGATGATTGCTTAATGAGTTGTAGTTCGTGCGCCATGGTACTCTCCGTGGCGCATCAAGTTGTCAGTTGTTCAGGCTGACACTGACATTATGTACAGCTGATAATGGAAAATCAAATGTTGCTTTTAGCTGAACTGATTAATATTTGTAGCGGTTTTCCGGGAGAAACGCGTATTCGTATGTGAAGTTGAATGCCTCGTTTTCAGTGTTAAATCGGCGTTCGGTGATATCACTCCAGCGTCCTCCCCTGAAATACTTCTGAGCAACCCACTTTCCCTCAAACGGGAATACGGCATATGCACCGACATACCGATTATCATTATGCGGATCGGGATATGACTCACCTTCTGCCAGAACGTAAAACTTGATTCCGCTTACAATGAGGCAGCCCATTATTTCTTCTCGTTCTGGGCTGCCATATCCAGATAGCGCGGGTCGGATGCTTTCGGTAATGTCAGGCTTTGCTCGCGATAGTAACGCACACGCTCCATGAAGTATTCGCGGAGATGCTCTGGCTGATCACGGGCTACCTGTTCAGCGATAACCGGCATGTTCAGGCGCTCTTTGTAGGCCACCCCGGAGGCCGCCAGGTCAACGTTGACCTTGTCGCGATCTTCCTGCGGCTTTGCAGCAATGTTCCAGTCAGACATTAGTCAGCAGTTTTCCCGCGCCAGCGTTTGTTACTTTCTGAGATTCGATCCGTATCGACGGACTCGACCTCTCCTTCGGAAAATCTAATGGCATTTGCTTTACTTAGTGCTGCCCTGGCTGCTTCTTCCGCCTTACTGAAATGTACTTTCTTTTTTCCCCTGAAACTGCCAACGCGAATTTTGGAAGAGGTTTGTGCCTTGTACTTACTAATCCGTAATTGTGCCGCTAAATGGGCTTTTGCCTCTGTCCGGTTCGCAGGTTTATTCTTGACCAACTCAAGGTCTAATTGGTATTGCTGCTTAGCATTTAGCTTCTTCGGCTTCATGGTGTCACTCTCAAACAAAGTCCGTTTATCATAGAATAAAAGGCCCGTAAGGGCCTTGATTTATATCTATGGTAATTCTCGTCAACTTGTTCGTCACTTCACCTCCTGCTGCGGCGCTGCTGGATATGCGCTACCAACCTGACCAGGCTCGTTACTGCCTGTGCATGCATTCCTGTGGTCATTGGCATGAGGGCAGCGTTTGTTTCCGCATTCAGGGCAAACGACAAATCGCATGTCACTCATCGTCACCGGTCGGCAAGTTCTGCACCAACAATCCTGAGCTACCGGAGAGTTGCCAGCCTGAAGCATGGCGGCGCGGCAAGCGTTCCAGCCCTCCCACATCCTAACGAAATCATGGGCTAACCATGCGGAATATGCCGTTACTGCATATCCGGTACCGCAGCGGGTGACATGCTTCGGCATTTTGAATGTTCGCTCGAATGCATCTCGCGGATCTTCATCCGGCACTACCGGCGCTCTCGGCTTGCCCTGGCTATCTGACGGCGCTAACGGAGCGTTTCTCAGTACAGTGGCCAGCATTTCAATATCTACTGGTGCAGGCTCAGCGCCAAACGCTGCAATAGCCCCATCAATCACCTTCACAGCATCAGCCATTGCGTAGCCGAGATTACCGCCGTCACTTTGTGCTGATGCTTTGCTGAGTATTTCGCGTATCTGGTGCAGGCGATCGAGTGATACAGGACCGTGCGCCGGGTGGTTGTTAGTTTTCATGCTGCATGCTCCTGTTTGCGCTGCGCTACCGGGTTAATCCAGAGGCATTCGGTGCGTACTTTCGTACCTCGCCCTGCGCTGATTCGTGATGTTTTTTCTGTCTTACTCCAGCCAGTTAGCATATCGTTATAAACCTCAGTGTCATACCCACTTATCATCACCATGCCTGTCATCGTTCTGGCCACAGCGAGCAATTGTTCATGGCCTTCAACGGTCATTTCGTGGTTGTAATAGCGATTACCCTGTACTCGCGTTTCCGGCACATATGGCGGGTCGATATAATGGAGCGTTGTCTCTGCGTCATGGGCTCGCATCACCGCCAGTGCGTCTTTATTCTCGATAATGACACCCTGCAGGCGCTGACATATCGCAGCCAAATTTGCCGGATAACGTTCCCACAGGTGCGAGGCAGTAGCGTATTTGCGCTTGCTGTCACTACGGAATCCTGACTGACCTCCGATACCAGCAGCAGAACCAAAACCCATACAAGCACGCACAACCATTCGGCGGGCACGTTCTACCGGATCGGATGTGGCCTCTCTCGCAGCGCAAAATTCATCGCGGGAATATGGCGTCAATGCGCAGGTATCCTGCAGGTGTTGGTTCAGTTCCGGGTCACGCAGGACGCGGAACAGGTTTACCACCTCACCATCAAGATCGTTATAAACCTCTGCATAGCTGCGTGGCTTTTGCAGTAGCACTCCTGCTGCGCCGCCGAATGGCTCTACATAGCAAACATGCTCTGGCATCTGATCGATAATCCATGGTGCCAGGCGGAACTTACCACCGTGATAACGAATTGCGGGATGTTTGATCGGCGCCTGTTTGTTGAATGCTGTCATTGGGCTGCCTCCCGGCGTAACCAGATGCACACTGCGCCGTCTTCGGTGTCGTGTATCGAACCTACAAACCAACCATCACCAGCAGGGGATTCGGGTTGCCACGTTGAGATATCGTATCCATCAACTTCATGGTCGAAATCATCTTCATCGCGGTAAGCGACTTTCCATTCCAGACCGTTTTGTTTCAGCCAGACATTGAACTCATCAGGCGAAATAAATTCACGACCGTCGCAAAATGCGTCGTAAAGCGGATGGATCCAGTAGCCATATTGGTCGCGTTCAACTGGCATCGCTACAATTTTGTTATTCATGATTTATCTCCTTTGCGAAGTTGGGCGGCGAACAAGCGAACGCCGGAAGCTTCACTGCGTAGAAACTTAACGGCATCATCAAAACCATCTCGTTCTGCGTCTTCTGCTCCGCTGTCGAGATTATCTGCGTACATCTCCACGCCCTGCGCCCGCACTTCAGTCAGGAAAGCGTCCGTAATTGGGGTTGGCTCTTGCGGTGATACAGCGATGCGAATGGTTTCAAGTGCTGGGTCGGTATCCACTGTCGGAACTTTGATATAACCCAGTTGCACACCGTTCATGATGAACGTGCGACGATCATCACATGTCGACTTCAGCCCCGCATTCTCCGCCGCCAGCTCCCTGCACTTGCTCTCGGCGTTAGCGAGCTGTACTGCCTTGTCTGTGACTTCGGCTTCAAGTTTTTCAGCGTATTCAATCAGGAGATCGATTCTTTCGGGCGTTACGGTTTTAACGTATTTGCAAATCGATGACGCATAATTATCATCCTGGAGTGTGCCAGCCAGGCCATTACAAAATTTGCGGTTCCCTTTTGTCGCCTTGATATCGGCGATGATTTTATTAACGTCTGGTTTCATGCTGATGCTCTCCCGTAAAACGCCAGTACACGCTGCATAGCCGGACTTGTGCGGCATACGGATGTGACCATGTTTTTTCTCACTTTCGATTTGAGTTGCTTGATATTCTGCTCGCCACCGGGCTGAAGCGAATAGACCGGGCGATGCGGCTCGCCAGTGCGGATTACTACCGTTTTGCGTGTCAGGTGAAGCAGCAGGTTGTGTGCCTTCTTGCAGTCGCATCCCAACAGGTTCTGAACCTGACGCGGCGTGATCGTCTGATTAACCCGAAGAAAATCGACGATCGCCCACAGTGATTTGCTTGCCATAGTGATTTGCCCTCGAAGTTATTTAACGATCCGGAGATGGCTAACGTTCTTGCGATAGCTGCCCCAGTCAAAGTTCACCCACATTCCGCCATCCATCTGGAGACGGTCGATAACCCGCGCGCCCAACGCTCCGAGAAGTTCTTCGTGGTTCAGGTTCGTCAGGATCCCCACCGGACGCATCGACGACAGGCGACGGTCGATAACCTGATTCAGGATAACTTTCTCCCCGTTGCTACCGCGCTGAATACCGACTTCATCCAGCACCAGCAGATCGACTTTGCAGAGGTCATCCAGAAGTGAAGCCTCTGACTGGCCACCGTCGTAGCACTCGCGAACGCGCAGCATCAGGTCAGGGATAGTGACGACCAGCACGCTATGCCCGCCAGAAAGTAGATGATTTCCGATTGCTGCTGCGAGATGGTTTTTCCCGGTACCCGGACCACCGCTAAACACGAAGCTCGCGAACCCAGCACCGAAATTCTGTGCGTAGCTCTTTGCCATCGTGAAGGCTTTGCGCTGCCCTTCCCCGGATACATGGTAATTCGCGAAAGTGCAGCTGCGGTGCAGGCTTTGAATTCCTGAGCGACCGAAAATTTTCTCTGTCCGGGCTTTCTGATTCAGCCTGTCCAGTTCTTCACACCGCTTCAGGCCTTCTTCCCTCTGCCATGCCAGCAGCTCTTCCGCGCTGGTGAACTTCGGCTGAACTCCTGGCGGAATGAGTTTCTTCAGGCGCTCAAGAGCGCTGCCAGAATTAACAATGTTTTTCACCGTTACCCCCTGAACCCGGTCGGGATGGTTTTATCTGGCTCAGAAATTCGGTTGGGATCTCGCTGTCCAACATGGACGGTCCTTTGGCCGTGACCACGCGATTGCAACAGACTGTTAGCAAAGGTCTGCTCCCAAGCCAACTGGTGTTTAACCTTGCCGTCAGGTATCCAGTAATCACGGAATTGCTGAAGTTCTTCAGCGGTGTAACCCGGCTCAGTGCCGACGTTCTTACCCCAGAGCGCAGCCTGACGCACGAAGTCTGGAGACGGGGTCCATGAGTCAGTGATCGGAAATTTACCCAATGGGCCAAAATCCAGACCGGGCCCAAAATCCTCGTTCTGAGGTTTGGGAGGGATAGCTGGCAGAGGTGGGTGATTTCCAGAAATATCATCCCCAGAATGACTTCCGCCCGCGCGTTCTCTCTCTGGGTTTAGATCTTCTCTTCTCTTCTCTTCTCTGTGGTTACGCGTTACGTTATTAGTAACGTTACTCGTTACGTTACTTTCCTGGAGTTTTTTCCGTTCACGAAACTCCTTCTGGCGCTGCGCATTTGTCTTGGCCGTAGCTGAGCGCATATCACCTGACGTATTGTATTCATTGAAGTTTGGAAGAATGACGCAGTTATTCTCCGCATCATAAATGGCCCAGCCTACGGTTGATAATGCAGCCCCAAAACCGGGTACTCCGACAATATCATCGATATCAGACAGGTCTGCATTTTCAAATACACCGTTACGCGAGTGTTCATTTGCCGCAGACCAAAACGTTACTAGTAACGACACCGTAACGTTACGGGTTACGTTACGCGTTACAACGTCTGATAACGTGGTGTTATGCGAAAGTGTGAACATTTTTCCCACCTCCGGTGAACGCTCCAGTATTCGCGCAATTCCGTTCACCTTCGGGCTGGTGACCAGTGATGTACGCATCTTTATCCAGTCCCCGGCCATTAAGTCCTCCTGAAGAATAATTAAGGGAAGATTTATCCAGTCGCGGTCCGACACGCTGGCAAAACAATTTGTGGTTAGGCATACTTACCCCGCAATGATTTCGCAATGAATTGCACCAGAAAGCCGTTGGTGTTCGCGCACCGCAGCTTTCGCCATTTTTGAACCGGTCATATAGCCCCCAGCATCATCTGCACCATCTCCATCAGTGGACCGGTTAACCCAGGGTCAACGCGGTACATCTCTACTATCCCCTCGCTCAACTCTTTCAGCTTCTGATGCCGTGGCGCATCCAGCGCGACGGCAATCTTTGCTTCACTGGTTTCTTTCTCCAGCCGAGCCAGACGGGCCATAACGTTGTCTTCTGGTAACAGGCGACTGCGGAACTCGAGCGGCAGAACAGCAAGAATTGCCGGAGTCAGTTGGCGAACATTCTCGCGGTACCGTTCGCTGTTAAAATGGTTGTCCAGAAAGCGGAAAAGCTTCTGACGCTGCCGACTGAGGTCATCAGGAAAAGTGATCTCGTCCCCCCCTTGCGCTTGGTACTCTTCGATGATCAGAGCAGAAACGACATCCTGACCATCTACACCCGCCCATGAGCGAACGGCATCACGAATATCTTCATGGCTAGGTCCCTTGCACGCTTGAGCACGATTTATCACCGCCTGCTGCGGCGATCCTGTATCCTGGTAAAACGTAAGTGATTGCATAGTGCAGTCCCTTGATGGTTAGCGCCGCCGGTCAGGCGGCTGAATGTGGATGCGGAAACAATTCAGGAAGGTCGGGACGGAATTCATGAGCTTGAATCTGTCCTTCGCTTGCCTTTACCAAAACAGGAACATGGATCGGGGAGATTTGTTTTTTCCCATTTAACCAGTCACAGACCGTGGATTGGGCCTTACCACATCGCTTCGCTAGCTCTTTCTGACTACCGGCGATTGCAATCGCTTTTTCTACAGCAGGGTTTTTCATAATCGCTCCTTCTATCAATTTAGGTTGATTATGTTTATCGCTTTAACGAATGTCAATCGCCTATGCGATTTTTTGCTTATTAATCGCTGTGGCGATAATATTTATGAAGGTTATTAGGGGGTATCTTTAATGAGTTTTTCTGAGCGATTAGATCGCGCAATGAATGAGGCGGGTTATACACAGGGCAAGCTAGCTAAGGCAGTTGGCATGGCACAGTCAAGTGTTAACAAGCTGCTAAATGGTGCATCAAGCTCAAGAAAAACGGTCGAGATAGCTTCTGTTCTCAATGTTCGCCCTGAATGGCTTTCCACGGGATCCGGACCGATGCGTAACGATGGCCAGCTACCGCCTCCCATTACCGCGACAAAAAAAGACTCAAACATATTCAGAGTTGACGTACTTGACCTGACATTTAGCGCGGGGCCAGGTTCTTTCATGATCTCTGAGTTCGTGGAGGTGCTGCATGCCATCGAGTTCACTACCGAACATGCGCGATCGCTTTTTGGAAACCGCTCTCAGGATGACGTAAAAGTAATGACGGTAGACGGGGATAGCATGAACCCAACCATACGGTCTGGTGACCGCCTGTTCTTCGACATCTCAGTAAGAAATTTTAAGGTGGATGGCGTTTATGCTTTTGTGTTCGGCCAGCACTTCCACGTAAAGCGGTTGCAGATGCAGGGGTTACAACTGGCGGTGTTATCAGATAACCCTGCGTATAAAGATTGGTATGTGACAGAAGAGACACAGGATCAGCTGTATATCATGGGCAAAGCGTTGATCCACGAGTCGATAGCTTATAACAAGCTTTGAGTCAGCAGCACACAACCTAGCTACAGGAAGCATGGGTAAGATTAGTGGCCGATGAGAAGCATGGATTATGATTAAATGTATTGTAAATACTGATAGTTATAATGCATTCAAGGGTTTATTGGTAAATGGTATAACCATGAGCCGAATACGTTTAGTTATCATTTTCAGGCATGCTTGCGCTCATGCGTTAAAGAGAACATAATTTGTACTGTCAGTTCTCTATGGAAAATCATCATGTTCAAGAAAATTTTGAAGAAAGTGAAATCAGAGACGCCCTCACAAGGTGTGGATGAGATCATTCAACTTTTCGATGAGATAGATGAGAAGCAAAAGAAGATTTCTGAGGAAAAAGAAAAATTTAAAGAGGATTGGCGTAATGGAGCAAGAACAACAAAACATAGATTCACTATTTGATTTTCTTTATATAGATCGTGTACGAGTTAGCTCTCTCACAGCCCAACTGCACAATGCTGGTGTAGTGACAAGCGTCAAACAAACCATTTCTGATACAGATAAATCTAATAAATCAGTTGAGCTTAACGTAAAGATTCTTAAAGGGAAAATTGGCGCTGACGACTCAATAGCCCATTCGCAAGAGAAAACCTTCGATGCTTCCTGGTCGCTACCAATTAACTTTCTCGATAAACTAGATGAAGTTGGAATGATTAAAACTGGGCTTAATGGTGAAAATCTTGGCTCAGTCGTTCATTCCATTGGAAAAATGCGGATCTTCGATGTGTCAACGATTCAGAAGATTATGCCGCTTTTTGGTGAAATGGCTCAAGCTCAAGCTAACACAGCAAACCTTCCTCCAAAAGCTAAAGCCAAACTGAAAGGAAAACTTGATATAGACGAGATTGAAGTATCGCCCGGACTTACATTTGGGGTGGTAAAAAAACTCATCAATATCGTCCCTAACATCCTCCAAGTTGATTTTATTGATGAGGATGGCGAGCTTATGTGGATGTCCATTGATAAAGAATTTTTAACAATTAATCCTGATGATCTAGCCTTAAAGTATGGTGGTACCATACCTGGGACATGGCATGTCATTGGCTTAATTGATGCCTTACCAGATTATGTGCAGGGAAAGGATATTGATAGCAGCCCAGCTTTTCCCGAACATGATCTTAAATCAGGATTGCAAACTTTCTTGGACATGGTTAAAGAGCAGGCGGGTAGAGGCAGTAATTCATATGGTATGACCCCGCTTCTCATCTTTAGAACGGTAGGCTGATAAACCATCAAGTAAAATATCATTTAATTATACCCGGCCACCGCGCCGGGTTTTTACTGCCCTTTCCTCACGAACTCCGCCGCATCCCTCAAAACCCCCTTGTGAATCATATTGCCCACGGTTTTTCGCTTCGCTTCCAGTCTCTCGACAATGGCATCGCGTTCTATCGCCAGCCCACCGATTATCAACTCAACAACCGCCCCACCAATCTCGCCAGCTATGAAAGCAGCGCGATCTTCCAGCAGCTCATCACGTGACATATCCATTCCTAAACCCATATCAATATCCCCGCCTGGTGTTTTTTTGAGCATATCACGCATCTCATACAAAAATAAATCGCTTTATAAATCAAATAATAATCGGCAAAATCACAATATTATCGTTTAAGCGATTGATAAAATAAATCGCCTTAGCTATCATCACCCCATCGAGAAACACTAAGCGCATCAAGTTCAAACGTTCCGCTGGCCGGCGACAAGGCAAGACACAAAGAGTGGGCTTCGCGGTGGTGAATTGCAGAGTTAAAACGCTCAACCGTGAAGATCAGCGCCGCGGCGCCACCAGCGAAGTTCACTCAGAAAAACTGGAGAACATCATGGTTCATCAGCACTACGGTACACAGACAGTAAACCGCGGCGCAGTTCAGCCGGGGATGCTCGTCAAACACAAAGACTCAACCTGGACGGCATCAGCTAACGCTCGCGGACGTTTGTATCTGCATCGCGGCGTAGAAATGACTTACACCAAGGATTTGCTGGTTGAAGTTTATCTGAACGGTCTGGGGCATGGACTCAGCCACTAGCGGAGGATGTCATGTTAGACAAGAAATGCGGATATTGCGGCAAGCCGGTTAAAACGGAGGAAGTAATCAAGAGCACCCTTCTCTATCGCAACGGCTCACAGCTGGCGCGCAAAGAAAAAGAGTATTGCTCCAAACGTTGCGCTTCGCACGACCAGATGGCTCACGAAGGCTAACGTAAAACCCGCGCAAGGCGGGATCTACGTCCGGTGGTACCGACCAAAGTTACACCGGAAACAACATTAAAACCAAAGTTAACCCAATGGGCGCTATCAATGGTCCGGGGATTCTAACACCCAAAAATGAGGATCTCACATGGAATTCTTTAATGTGGTTAAAGCCACTCAGAAATCCGGAAAGCAAGATGCAGTGGTCTGGTTCACTGCTAAAACCGAGGCTCGCGCCAACCTGATGCTGGATGTTGCGCTGGAAGATGCAGGTATCGAAACAGGTCGGGGTAAGGACTACACCAAACCGATTCGCACTGATTTCCCAGTTGTCGACGGCCTGCCGAAAGAAGGTGAAATTGATTTTACCTGGTGTGATCGCTACGAACTTCAGGACGATGGGCGCAGCTGGCTGCCAAAAGCTGCTGGTGTGTCTACTTGTGCCGTTGACGCCCCCTCTACACCTACTCCGACCGTAATCGTTGAAGACGCGACTGCGTCCGAAATTGTCCCGGTTGAAAACCGTACTCCAGCGGTCCGCTTTGCCGTCCATCTGATGAACGATAAGTACCAAACCCACGTCACTAAAGAGCAGCAGTTGGCTGCCAGCGAAATGTCACTGGATGAGAGCAATACATATCTCCATAGCCTGCTTGTGGCAAGGAACGATGTACCCGCGACTGCCAAACTCAGCCTGAATGCTGAGTGGAAAATGATTCGGGCGGTTAAGGACATTTTCACACCAGACGAAGAGCACAAACCAAGATTGATCGCTGCATTCATGTCTGACTGGGTAAACACCGATGCCGGTAACCGCAATCAACTGGTAGAAGACTGGCGCAGTGGTAAGTTGCAGTTGCTCAAAACTGAAACCAGCAGCGCTGCTGACGTTACAACGGGTCAAGATCTCACTATTGAGGACTGTATCCAGACCGACGAGAACGGCCGGGCAGAAGGTGGCGTCGTTGATGGTGAAGTCGATACCGAAGAGCAATCCCAGCAGACACAGCAACCGAACCTGATCGTTGTTGCCACCCTGCCATTCCGCCTGCGCGTACTGGCTCAGTTCATCGGTGATGGTGAATATCTCTATCACGTAGATGCCGTGCAGAAAAAAGAGATTGTCCGCCTTGAGATGGACACTGATGACTCGTACGTCCAGAACCTGCTGCTGGCTGCTGAGAATGTGGACGCATTCAAAAAAGCCATTGAGCACGATATTCATAAAGTCGTGAATGCCGTTAAGAAAGTCTTCCCTGTCGACGGTAAAAAACCGGAGCTGGCGACAGTTATCCAGTTCCTGACGGTGTGGTTCAAAACTGATTACATTGACCGCGGCATCTTGGCACGCGAATGGGCCGCCGGTAACCGTATCAACAACGTACAGCGTACTGATTCCGGCACCAATGCCGATGGTGGATATGTCACTGACCGTGGACCTGATGCGCACCACACGCTTGACACTCTCGATTTAGAGATTGCCTGTGCCCTTCTGCCTATGGACTTCAATCACTTCGAGATCCCGGGCAGCATTCTTCGTCGCGCCAAAGAAATCGTGACCAAAAAAGAAGAACCGTGGAAATCATGGAGCAGCATTCTGCGCAATCAGCCTGGCGCTCTTGGCGTTAACCGCACGGCTATTTTTAACCTGGTACGCATCGCGCCGGAAAATATTCATCTAACCCCTGTCGCTCACCTGGAATTTGTTAACCAGACCATGACTGCTGAATTCAACTCTGCGGTTGAGTTATTGCCGTTGCATGAAGCTGAAGCAGCAACTCAGGAAATTCACCAACCTGAAAGTAAGGAGTCTCCGCGCAAATCCTTCTGCACTCACGAAGAGAACCTGCAACGCGTGCGTGAAGAAGGAGCACGCCGCCGCGCAGAGGAAGCTGCGGCACAACCGCAGAAAGTCGAACAAGAACTGGTTAAAAATGTCGGCAACGGAATATTCGACGTTACGGCTTTGCTGCAGAACTCAGCAACTCATGGCACGAAAAAGCCTACGGAGACCACCAGCGATGTGCAGATGGAAGAAACTGTCAGTGATGAAAAACAGGCTGGTGATGCGCTGCATACAGGCAAGAGCAGTGTGGAAACTGGTGAAAAGTCAGATACCAGCCAGCAAGCCGATGTAAACCAGAATGCGGATTCTGTCGCCCAAAACAGCGATTCTGTAAACCAAACTGAACCAGTTTTGGCACAAACCGAGCCAGAAGCCCAATCTGATGAACCAGCTGTTGTTTACCCCGCTTACTTCGAGCCAGGTCGCTATGAAGGTCTACCGAACGAGGTTTATCACGCAGCGAACGGAATCAGCTCTACCCAGGTGAAAGACGCACGTGTTTCGCTGATGTACTTCAATGCGCGTCACGTAGAGAAAACCATCATCAAAGAACGCTCTCCGTTTCTGGACATGGGTAACCTGGTACATACGCTGGCGTTGCAGCCAGAGCAACTCGATGAAGAATTCAGCGTTGAACCCGTAATTCCGGAAGGCGCATTTACCACGACGTCAACTATCCGCGCGTTTATTGATGAGTACAACGCCAGCTTGCCAGCGCAACTGAGCGCAGACGATATCAAAGCTTTGCTCGAGGAATACAACGCCACTCTGTCTGCTCAGGTGCCGCTGGGTGGTTCAGTCGAGGAAACTGGCCAGAGCTATATGTCGCTGCCAGAAGATTACCAGCGTATCGAAGCGGACCAGAAACAGACCGCAACGGCAATGAAGGCCTGCATCAAGGAATACAACGCCACTCTGCCTGCTCAGGTGAAAACCAGCGGTAGCCGTGATGCGTTACTCGAGCAGTTAGCAATCATCAATCCTGACTTAGTGGCGCAGGAAGCGCAGAAGCCTGCGCCGTTGAAGGTGTCCGGTACTAAAGCAGATCTGATTCAGGCCGTGAAGTCTGTTAATCCCGACGCCGTCTTCGCCGACGAACTGTTGGATGCGTGGCGCGAGAATCCGCAGGGGAAAGTGCTGGTCACCCGCCAGCAGTTGAGCACTGCACTGAGCATTCAGAAAGCCTTGCTCCAGCACCCGACCGCCGGCATGTTGCTGACACACCCGAGCCGCGCCGTTGAGGTGAGCTACTTTGGATTTGACGACGAAACCGGACTCGAAGTTCGTGTGCGCCCGGATCTGGAAATCGACCTGGACGGGGTGCGCATCGGTGCCGATCTGAAAACCATCAGCATGTGGAACGTTAAGCAGGAAGGCCTGCGCGCCAAACTGCACCGGGAAATCATCGACCGTGACTACCACCTGAGCGCGGCTATGTATTGCGAGACCGCCGCACTGGACCAGTTCTTCTGGATTTTCGTCAACAAAGACGAGAACTACCACTGGATCGCCATCATCGAGGCATCCGCCGAACTGCTGGAGCTGGGCATGCTTGAGTACCGCAAGGCGATGCGCGCCATCGCTACCGGCTTTGACACTGGCGAATGGCCAGCGCCGATCATCGCTGATTACACCGACGAACTGAACGACTTCGACCTGCGCCGCCTTGAAGCGCTGCGCACTCAGGCATAAGGGGAATGAAGATGCAAAACACTAACGTAACTGTAGCTGACCAGAACGCCGTGATTAACTCCAACGTGGCCCTGTTTGATTCCCAGTATCTGAACGCCATCAGCGCGTTTGCTCAAATTATGGCGCAGGGTGCGGCGACAGTCCCCAGACACCTGCAGGGAAATCAGGCTGACTGCATGGCAGTAGCGATGCAGGCGGCACAATGGCAGATGAATCCCTTTGCCGTAGCGCAGAAAACGCACCTGATTAACGGCGTTCTCGGATACGAAGCGCAACTGGTAAATGCCGTTATTTCACGCAGCGGCGTGCTGGCAAACCGCTTTGAATACGAGTGGTACGGACCATGGGAAAAAGTAGTTGGGAAATTCCAGATTCGTAAAGGCGACAAAGGAGAATACCGTGTTCCTGGCTGGACTCTTGCGGACGAAACGGGCATTGGCATCATCATCCGCGCAACGCTGAAAGGCGAAGACCAACCGAGGGAACTTGACCTGTTACTGGCACAAGCAAGGACTCGTAATTCAACACTTTGGGCTGACGACCCTCGCCAGCAGCTCGCTTATCTCGCAGTGAAACGCTGGGCAAGACTGTTCTGCCCGGATGTAATTCTCGGCGTGTATACCCCTGATGAACTGGATGATCGCCGTGAAGAGCGAGAAGTTAACCCTGCTTCGGTGCAACACGTTAGCCTGTCTGAAATTTCAGGTGACACCATAACAACCACGCAGAGCAAGCAGGAAAAATCAGGAAACATCGACTCACTGGCTGATGATTTCCGCGAGCGTATAGATGCCGCACAGGATGTTGATAGCGCTAAAGCACTGCGCGCTGATATCGAAAGCGCGAAGGTTACTCTGGGTTCAGCCCTGTTCACTGAGCTGAAGAACAAGGCGGTGAAACGTTATTACCTGGTTGATTCACGAAACAAGGTCGAAGCAGCGATCAACTCCCTGCCGTCTCCGGACGAACAGGATGCAGCAGCGCGTTTCGGGGAAGTTGAGCGAGTTCTTGCGGCGGCCAAACGTCACCTGGGCGATGAGCTGCATGATCAGTTCAGCATCACCCTGGCCGATATGAAACCGGAATACGTGGGCTAACAGATTTGGGAGGGTTCGCCCTCCCATTGAGGAGATGTAATGCGACTGATTAACCGAGGCAATCAGCAATCCCCGTTAGCGCGTCAGGCATGCGACATAGCACTGGCCACTCATGCAGAACGTTACGGCGACTATGGCCGAAGCAAGATGAAGGAGACGTACACGGTGAGAGTTGAAGGTGTGAAGGTCTGGGTGGAAGTGGTGAACCGTAAGGCGAGCTACGTGGCCACAGCGATGACAGGTATGCGTCGTTTACGCGCGCTGCCGGGTCAGGTGAGTTGATAACGATATTTCATTAACAGTTTTCCGGCAGCTCTATAATAAGTTGCCGGAAGCCGGAGGTAGTATGGCCAAGCTTCTTAATCTGCTGGAATGGGCGAATTCAACTTATTCAACCCCACCGTCTCTTTCAACACTTCGCCGCTGGGCACGGGAGGGACGTATTTACCCTGCTCCGGAACTTCACGGCAAAGAATATAAGGTTCAGCCAGATGCCATCTATGTGGATCCGAGCAAAAAGAACCTTCGTCACAAAGCAAAACGCATATCGCTGCCAACTGGCGGCACTCTACTGGAGAGACTGACTCATGGCGAAAAGGCCAGTTCGTTACGACGCTAACCTGCCCCGTAACCTGACCTATCGTAAAAGAGACAGGCTTTATAGCTGGCGAAACCCGATTACCGGTCAAGAGTTATCTATTGGCCGGATCGACAGAAAGGACGCCATATCTCAGGCCATCGAAGCCAATAACTACATCGAACAGAATTACCTTCCGTCAGCGCTGCTGGACCGCATAAAGGAAGTACCAACATTTACGGTGAAAGCGTGGCTTGAGCGCTACGAAGTAATTCTTGAGCGAAGAGAATTGAAGCCCAACACGATGAAGGTCAGACGCAACCAGATCGCCACTATCAGTGATGAATTCGGACGTATGCCGCTATCGGCGGTCAGCACAAAGGACATATCTACTTTCCTGGAGAGTTACATACTCTGCGATAAGAAGAGCATGGCCTCCGGCCTGCGTTCGGTATTGTTGGATATTTTCAGAGAGGCGATCGTCGAGGGACATATTGAAAGGAATCCGGCAGAGCCGACAAGAACGCCGACACCCAAAGTGAAGCGCGAGCGTCTTCTACTTGAACAGTTCGAGATAATAAGGGATGCCGCAACCGCCCATTCCGAATGGGCTGCAAACGCATGTGATCTGGCACTTGTCACCGGGCAAAGAAGAGAGGACGTATCGTTGTTCAGATTCAGCGATATCAGGGATGGAAGGTTGTTTATCACGCAGGAAAAGACAGGTCACAAATTGGCGTTGCCACTTGATTTGCGACTGGACTCTGCTGATTTGGTATTGCAGGATGTTATCGATCGTTGCAGGAAAAACAACCCGTCAGACTTCATGCTGTTTTCAGCGGTGAGACGTGGAGGCAGGAAGCCTGGTCCGTTAACTCCGGACGGAATTACCCAGGCATTTTCTGACATCCGGGATTCTACAGAGTTAAAGTTTGGTCCCAACCCTCCTCCTTTCCATGAGATCAGGAGCTTGGCGAGCAGACTGTATGAAAGGGAGCGCGGAGAGGATTTCGCACAGAGACTGCTGGGGCATAAAAATTTAACAATGACCAAAAAATACCTGGACGCACGCGGTGCAGAATATGTTATGGTTTAGACAGGATATGGAAATTTCGAGTAATTTTCGTGGGATTTCGTGATGGCACCGAAAAAACCCAACGAAAACAAGCACATAAAAAGAGACCGAATACGATTCCTGTATTCGGTCCAGGGAAATGGCTCTTGGGAGAGAGCCGTGCGCTAAAAGTTGGCATTAATGCAGGCTAAGTTACCCTGCCATTTAAGAATAGATGACAGCGCCAGGTTTTCCAGTCCGCGACTAAAGTGGCCTGAAAAAAAGGACGATTGTCACACATCCAAACGTAAAAACCGCAAGTTCTCCTGAGAGAGCCTTGCGGTTTTTTATTGGAAATCAGAACGCTACATCTGACAATTAGCAGAGCTTTTCTGCACGCTCCACAAACGGTGCGAGGCTCATTTTTTCGCCCGGTTTCGCCGGGTCGTCAATCTGGATAATCTCGATTGGCTTCGCCGTAGTTTTCCCACTCTCTACCTGCTGTCTGGCAACATCATTCAATGGGTATTGCACCAGCGTACTGGGATTGATGACATACAGCGCGTTACCTGGACGGCAGGTCAGCATCACCTCTTCCCGATTAAACGCCCACTTATCCTTGCCAACCTCAAAACGGCTGACGGTGATGACCTGTGGCGCAGCCAGCGCGGCCCCTGAACTTGCCAGTAGTAATAACGAGATAATGATTTTTTTCAT